CTATTAATATTCATAGTTGTTAGTGAACTACCAGGGTTCACTAACAACATTGGATTAATATTAGAGAAATTCTTAAGAATGTTAACTGTATGTTCACTTAATTTCATAATATATTAACTTTCTGTTAAATCTTCTTAAACTTGCTAAGAAGAGCAGGATCATTAGCAATGACCGGTGTAGACTTTGAAGGTGCGATTGCTGGTTTAGCTACACCGCCGTTCTTAAATTTATTAAGAAGAGCAGCATCAGCAGTTGCAGATGCACCAATTGAAGCTAATGCAGGTAGCTTACCAGCAAACACATATGTACCAGCATGCTGTAAGTGCATCCAAGGGCACAACCAGACTTTCAATCCAATACGGCGAACTAATTGACAGAACCAATAATCCTCTGAGAGATAACGCTTAGAAGTTCTTGAATCCATTTCAATAGCAGTTGCCATTAACTTTTCAATTTCTGCTTGTACTAGATCAGGATCGTTGAGACGCATAGCGGCAATTTTCTGCATACCGTCAGCATAGAACTTGCCATAATCTAAACCATCTTTTTCAGCCTGGAAGTACATCATAATTTCACGTGAACCATCAAAGGCTTCGGTGCGAACATGATCTGGTTTATAGGAATACTGTGGATACTCTTTTTCAAATGTCAAGAAAGTATCACGTGTTACCATCATAAAGCCTGTACCGATCTCAAGAACTTCAGCTGGCTCATCAAGACGAATAGAAGTCTGCTCACCTGTAATAACTGGATTAAAAACAAAATCACCGACGAAATCTTCTAACTGATTAGGATTTTGATCTGCTACACCTTTATTAACAGCAGCAAGAATCTTTTCCCATGTAATACACTTCTTAGGATATGGACCACCAATAACATTATACTTCTCTGGTTCTGCTGCTTGCAATGCCATCATAGCAATAACGTCTTGTGGATTAAATCCAATGTCAGAGTCAATGAATAGAAGGTGATCTGCACCTGAACGCATAAACTCGTCAACACAATAGTTACGAGCACGTGTAATCAAGGACTCGTTGAAAAGAAAGTAAGAACGAAGTTCAATACCATACTTAACACACATAGCGGTCAAGTCACACAATGAACGGGTATACATGCCGTTACAATTACCACCATACATTGGTGTAGCTAAGAAAATTTTCTTAGAGCGCAATAATTCTAAATCAATTTTAATTTCCATTTTTTATTTTTCCTTGTTTTTTACCAACTACCATCATCAATCCATAATGCAATTTCTAATGGACCAAATTCTAAATGCGCATTTATTAACATTCCAGGATCCATATCACTATGAGTATACCAACTATAGGATATATGCCACCGAAATGGGTTTAATCTAAATTTTATTAATAAGTTAGACCATTTAATATATTCAAGTATATTTTTTATCATGCTCTTTACCGAGACCATAATCACCATCATACTTCTTTAGTGACTCAGACTTAAAAAGTAAAAACTGGCCAATACGGCTACCTTTTTTAATTTTTGCTGGACCATTTTTTACATGTAGAGCACCAGCCATAACTCCATGATAGCCAGAGTCATATAAACCGGAAGTAATATACAAACCATTACGATTAAGAGTACTTCTGGTAATAACCCAACCTGCTTCACCATCACCTACCTCAATAACATTTTCCATAATAACTTCGTATGCATTACCTGGATGCAAATAAAAGTAACCTTCACTATCAGGATATATCTCTACTGATCCTCTATGCTTTTTGATTTCTTTACCAGTATCATCAGTACCAAGAGTAAAGAGAGCAGGATGAATAATAAAAATTTTATCAAGACGAAGATCAACGGCATTAGGTTGGATATCTTCATCCAACATATTGGTTAAACTTGATTTGGTTTTCTTTGAAGCAATATGTAACATACTCATAAATCTAATCCATAATAAGGGTTTTCAACTGTATTAAAAATACCATCTCTTATAATACCTTCACCTGGATTAAAACTCCAGATAATATTTGCAGGTAATGGTTGAGAATTTTCAAATTTTGTAGATGAGATATTATGATCATCATCTATGAACAATGGTGAAATGAGATTGCGAAACAACTGCAATCCTTCCATAGGACTGTAGTACACACAGGAAAAAGTACCATCAATATTATTTAGGTGACCTTCCTCAGCATACTGCTTTAAAATCAAATAAGTATCCCAAGTATTATAACGGTCACCTTCATATTGTTGCTTACGTTCGTTAATCCATTTTGCCTTTACTATACCGTTATGCCATAGTAAAGCATTACCACTATAAGCAGGGTGAACAGAATTTATATCTTTATTTTCTGTTGTAGGCGCCTGCATATGAGCAATACAATAGCACCTATCGGGTATGTTAATAGCATCAAGAGGTATCTCACCTAAGCCTCTGTTTACTTGGATTGTATTATCTTCAAGGTTATAGTAAGAATAAGAATATGAATGCTGACCTCTATAAAGGTTTAGCTTTACGAGGTCAGCAATTTTATCTTTACTGAAAGAACCAATGATACTGCACATTATATAAATCTATCCCAATCGATACCGTGTACGTAAGCAATAGGATCACGAACATTAGCTCTAATAAAATTCTGTATACGCTCCGAACAGCTGGGGCAAACACCACATGACCTTCCATCATCATCAGGATCATAACAAGTAAGAGTGTATTCAAGTTTAACATTACCAAGCTCCTCTGCAATCTTGATCTCTTCCCACTTTGCTAATTGACTAAAAGGCGCTTCAAGCTTAACCTTGTGGGTGCGATTAAGACCAGCAACTGCATTCATATTATCAACAAATTTCTGAGAAGTATCCCAGTAGCCATACTCGTCATGTACTTGTAAACCGGTAAATACATGAGAAGCTTTATTAGATTCAGCAAATGAAAATGCTAATGCATTTAAGATCATATTGCGGAATGGTACATAAGTTTTAGGTTGTGGATCTCCAAGAACATCTTTGATGGTTGGCATAGCCACGTCAGTGCCGCCGATATTTGCACTGACATCCTTTACAATATCACCAAGAATTCCAAGATCCAATACTTTATGAGCAATGCCAAGATATTCACATGTCTTGGCAGCCATCTCAAGTTCTTTCTTTTGCTTTTGACCATAGTTATATGATAAAGCAAAAACTCTTTCCTTGCCATACTTTGCAACAAGGATGTAAGTCATGATAGTAGAATCCATTCCACCAGAAAGAACGGATACTACATTATCATCTGTATCAGGTAATGCTGCTAATGCTTCTTGTAAGTTCATTACTGCCTCAATGTCTTATTGTTCAATTTATGAGTCTTGCTTAGATTATCTGCATAAGTCATTAATAGCTCATAGCTAGAAGCGCGTGCTGGATTAATATCAATACCACCACGACGTGTATACAGACATGCTACAAAAAGATCTTCTGGTTGTAGCATATCATGAAGTCGCTTATAAATGCACTCACAAATCTCTTCATGAAAGTGATTTTCTTTACGCATAGAAACAATATACTGTAGTAGTGATTCAGGTGTTACACCTTTTTCACCTCTGAATGAAATATATACATCACCCCAGTCTGGCTGATTAGTAACACGGCAGTTAGAACGAAGAACTGCAGAACGTACTTGCATACCATTTTGATTCATACCAGTATAATCTACAATTTGTAAGATATCTGGATCTTCGTTAAAATGGTCAAACGAAATATTTTCTACATCTACTGTAGTTTCAAGAAGAGCAAAATAATTCTTGATTGGTGTTACTGTATCTGAAAACTCATTAACAAATGATACTGAGAGATCATCATACTCAATACCTAATGCAGGTGCAAGATCTTGAATAATAACTTCTTCTGCTTTTGCAATAACATCCTCAACGGTCTTACCACAGTGAGTCATGTTAAATGAGTTCATATAGAGTTTAAGTGACTTTGACTCTACAATATTAGGCGAATCAGACGGATAACTAATCCTAATAACACCACAAACAGGAAACCCATTATCAGTAAGGGTAGAAAACTCATAACAGTTCCAAGTATCAAAACCAACGAAAGGTAGATCAGATTCATCAATATTGTAAGCAGTGCGATTAAGCATGCGAGGAATACCCACAAGAAGGCTACGATCAATAAAATCGGGAGTAATATAAGGCTTAACAACTGATCCATCTCCAGCCTTTCCTAAGTGTACGGATGCAATATCTTCAATCTTACTTGACATTTTTCTTTTCCTCATATGCAATTGCAAATTCTAAAAACGTAATAGCTTTCTTAAGATCCTGAATTACAGGATCTTTATTACCTGCACGCCAGACATATTTAAAAGCTTGAAACCTATTGTAGTCAGTAAATCGATCATTAGTAGAAGTATTGCAGAGATCTTCAATTACATCGATGCATTCGTATTTACCTTTACCTTTATAATGATTAGGTCTAATTGCATCTTTATTATCTTTTGCTGACATCTATCTTACTTTCTAAAAATTCAATCCACGAATTATATGAGCAATCCTTAAGTGTATTATAAAGCTCTTCCTTACTAATGCAAGTATTATCTTCAATAACACTATAAACTATTTCGCCTTCATCAACACCTTCTGTTACTCTGTGAATAACTGAACCTAATGTATGATACCTGGCATTACCTTCCCAAATACGCTCTTGAGGGTCTTTACCTTTAAGTTCTGGATAAAGATGTATAGGTGCAGGATGACCGTTGTAAATGTCATGCATTTTACAAACGTCAGCAGGTATAATACGAAGATATCCATGCAAGGTTACAAAGCAATTTTGCTTAGTAAAGCGCAATCCATTATGAATAGCATCATGGCTCATAATGGTTACTTTATCAACAGGTATATTATGAGCCCATTGATCTTCATTATAATTGTTAGTATATATGTTTGTAGGCCATACGTTAAAGTGATCACAAATACTTTTGAGTTCACTTCCAGTTTGACTAAAAAGAGCTATCCACGGTCTCAATTACAAAACTCTCTAAATTTTTCAATATTATATTTAACCATACCAAGTTGTATATCGGTTACTTGTTCGTTCATATACTCAATAAGCTTAGTAGAAATTTTACTATCTAAGCCATTAGAAGTATAATGTATACCATTTAACCCGTGTACTACAGGATTAGAAGTATCAACAGAGTCAATCCACTTATAGTCTTTATAGGCAGAGAATTCTTGTGGTAAAGCGCAACCTAATAAATGATGGGGCTTGTTAGTATCTATAATACCATCAGCAAGTAAATCCTCTAACAATGCTTGACGACCAAACATCCATGCAGCGTATTTGCTAGTAGGATTAATATCTTTTGTTGATTCTATATAGTATGAGTAATCAAAAGAGATTGCAATTTTATCTACCCGTGGAGCAATCTTTAAATAACATTCAGCAAGCTCATCAAAAGTCTTACCTTGAATAACACCAATAGATTTAATATTTGAAGAGACTTTATACTTAGATAACCAATTATCCATTTTATCCAAAGTGCCCTGTTTATCTTCTAGTACATCTGGTATAATGTACCATGTAGGTTGTAACTTTTCAATCCAATTAAAATAAGTATCACCATCAAATGATGTACCTAATTCAAAAATAGAATTATCAAGAATTACTTCACGTCCGCTTACCACTGCATCCTTGAACATGCGGTAATACATTAAATTAGATTCAAATAAATGTACCAGCGCATAATCATAATCGGTCATAAGCTGAACTGTAGGAAATATACTTATAGGAGCTTCATGTGCTATTTTCATTGTAACCTTTTTATAAATTCTAAAGTTTTAGGAACTTTAATTAACAAATCATCACCTCTATAGTAAGCTTTATTAATATTTTCTTTAACATATTCACGCATTTTTACTAATCTATAAACATATATTTCTTTTTGCTTTAAATCAACACCAAAAATAAATACAGCTTCTGATTTATAAAGCCAACCTTGTTTGCCTTCTTTCTTCAATTCAACAGTAAGAGTGTTTTCCTTACCATTTGTTTTTACATCTATAGGGTACCCATTAACAATAAAATCTATACCTCTATTATACTGACTGTGTGGATCTTTTAAATGTTTCCATTCAAATCCTCTTTTTTCAAAATACTCAGATACAAATTTTTCACCAGCATCACCTTTAGCACCATTTTTACCATGCCGGCCTTCTGAGTTTTCATACCATACCATCACATACCATCTTTCTATGATATTCTTCGATAGTTATCTTCCTATTTTTGTAACCATCTGTTTGTGAATGACAAATAGGACATATAATTCTGAGATTTTCAATTCTTGAATCATTAGTAATACGGTTAATATGGTCAAGTTCCATCATAAAAGGTCTGCCATTCCACTTATCTTCAATTCCGCATATAGAACATTTACGCATATTAAACCCAAAATCATTAAATAACTCATCTGCAAACCTATAAAAGAGCTTTTTAATAAATCGCGTATGTTTAGGATATCCATCATAATCTAATAAATTATCTATTAGATAGTTTTTCTTAAAATATGAGTAATTCATCTTAACTTACCTTCATACCTTCACCAGAAAAAGCATAGTTGGTAGCAAAAGAGTCTAGCTTTTTGCCATACAGAGTTTTAATTTTAAGCTTGGTAAGAATTTTAGTTTCTTTTTTGGCATGAGAAGCATCTACTAATGCCTCCATTGCAGTACGTTTATCTGCGTCAGTCTTTGCATCCCAAACTGCTTTAACGTATTGATCAAGATTAATCATAGGTGATTCTCCATTTCTTCCTATAATTATAATAATAGGTTCTTTTCAGTAAAAAATCAACTGAAAAGAACCTCATGTATTTCAATTAGTTACAGCTATAACGACTTGTCTGTAACTTAATATTACTATAGAATTCATTCTTTACTGAAGCATCATCTAAGAAATCACCAAGTAATACTGACGTTTGTGTGAGACTATTAGAAGCCATAATACCTCTGTTTTCACAGCAGCCGTGGGTTGCTTCAATATAAACACCAACGTCTTTAGACTGTGTTGCTTTACTTATTGCTGCGGCGATGTCCCCGCAAAGTTCTTCTTGAAGAGTGCCACGTCTTGCACAATGTTGTGCAATCCTAATATACTTACTGAGACCGATAACATTAGTAGAAGGGATGACTCCAATGTAAGCGGTTCCCGTAACAGGTTGATGGTGGTGAGAACACATAGACTTAAGTTCAGCACGGACAACAAGCATACCATGATAAGGCTTCGTTCCATGCGACCCGTCATTAGGGAATGAAGTGACAGTAGGTTCATTATAATATCTCCCAGACATAATTTCATTAATGTACATCTTAGCAAGACGGTGAGCAGTGCCTTTGGAATTAGGATCATTATCGACGTCGATTAACAAAGAGCGTAAAACACCTTCAAATTTATCTGCTACCTCGTCGATGAGTAGAGCACGAGATTCATCGTCCAAAAATTGACTAACGTTATCATTGGCAAAATAACGAATATTGGCATTCTTTAATTGCTCCTTAATTCTTACTGATACTGGTAGTGTGTTTAATTCATTCATATCTAACTCTTTCATATATCTTGCAATTATTTTTTACCAGCAAGTGTACCTACTTGCAAAAATCCATTTGATTGAAACGACTGATTTAAATCATTATATGAAATTACTTTACAAAGATCAACCATAATAGTAGTAAAACTATTAACTTGGTCTTGTGTCTCTTTGTCTTTATCTATTTCTTTTTTACTCTGCATCTTAGATGAAATAAAAGCTTTTGGAGGAACTATAAACCCTAGCTCAGAAGCAAAATTAAACATATTACCTTGAATGTGTTGCCATCCATCTTCTGCACCTGAAACAATAGTACCAAAAAGTTTACCGTAAAGTAAACTATGATTTGTTCTTAATGCTTCATCATCAAACCAAGTTAATCTTTCTAAGACTGCTTGTGCAAGACTAGAATGGACGCCCCACCATATAGGAGTGGCAACAATAACTATATCAGAATTAATTACTTTATCAATGTAGTCTGTAAAGTCATCTTTTTCACCTTCAACTTCTCTTTCTACACCAAATTTAAAATCTTTTAGATCTTTAATATAAACAATTTCTGTTTCAATATTTTCTGCATCAAACTTATCTTTAACTATCTCACTAAGATAATGAGACATAGATTTATTTGGATCTGATTTTAATGAGCAAGAAAAAATAATAGCTGAAAGTTTTTTAATCGGCTGCTCTTCTTCTACTACTACTGGTGTAAAATAATCTCTATAACCTTTAATCATTATTCACCTTCGTATACTGCAGAATTACCTGCATGTTCAAATACTTCTACCGAAACTAGCTTTACACCTTTGTTGACAGGATACCGTGCAGTATATTCTTGATCATCAATCTCTACTATATCACCTTCCTGAAATGATTTCAAGATATTATTCATAACGTGATAAGTCATTTCAGCAAATGCCTCACATCCAACTGCATCAACTATACGCAGATCAACAACACCGCTATCGTTAAAACCACCACCAATATTATTCAATTCGATAAAAGTATCTAAATGTGGATCATCTTGTGCAATAAGCATTGTATGATCAAACATATGATCAGCCCAAGCCTTAAAAGCTTTTAGTCCACCAAAGTCCATAACCCAGTTTTTTTCATCAAGGGTTTCTGATTTAAAAATTAATTTAATACCGATCGAGTAGCCATGAAGAGTAGAACAGTGACTATGATCTGCTTTCCATTGACGGAAGCAACAACTTAAACCTCTATCAGTACCATATGTCTTTGTTGAATAATACATTATTGCTCCTCAAGATCTTGAAATTTAATACGTTGAATCATATTTTTATCACAGTATGTTTCAATACGCCTATCAATATATTCATCTAAATGCAATTTAAATTTTTCTTTAGAATGAGGGAGAATATTTTTACGAATATTGTCTGCCATTCGCCACTCACCCTCATCATTATGATGCCACTCATCATCTAAATCGTCAATTAATTTCTCTAAAGAATTAATAAAATCATCAATTATATCAGAACTTTTTCTCATCACGTTCCCCACGCGTTGCGCCACAACTCTACCTGAAGTCTAGGTGTATAGCGCCATCCATTTTTCATTGCCATCTCTGCTACCCAACGATGATTTGGATCATATTTTTCAGATGTGCCACCTACACTCATCAAATAGATAGGAATATTCATCATACCTACATCGATCACCTTTTCATATGCTTCAATTGCATTTAATACATCTTGATAATCATCTTCATTAGAAATAACCCATTTAAAGTAAGTCAAAGATGAGTGGTGGTAATACTGCTGTACTACTTCTGGTTTAATAGCATCTTCCCATGATTCACCTGATGATGGTAATTTAGATGATACACTAAAAGTAATATCAAGTCCAGCATAATATTGATTAGTTTCTAACCAGTCAATAAACTCTGACTTTAACATTTGAGTACCATTAGTTTCAAACGTAATATGAGTAAGGTTCATCTCACGTTTAGCAAGCTCTTCAAACAATTCAGTATAAGCGCGCTGCCAACCTAAAAGAGGTTCACCGCCAGTAAGAATTAAATGCTTATCAGGGCCAAATTTACCATCAGGGAGAAGTTCTTGCATTTTGTCAACGACTGCAGAAATTTCCATCATTGGAGAGAGATGTTTAAAACGTGGATCCCAAGAAGCGTAAGAATCACAACCGGTATGAACAAGAGGTAGTGAATCATAAGAGTCATACTTAGCAGGATCAATATCCATTCTTTCTTGAGATAATTGCCCACGAGGCATACCAAAACCAGCACACTGAAAATTACATCCAAACACGCGAAGAAAAACTGAAGGAGTACCAAGATACTGCCCTTCACCTTGTAATGAATAAAATAGTTCTGCAACTTTAATCTTAGACATTCTTTGCTTCTTTCTCTTCTTGCTCAATAGCAGCTAACATCATTTTATTAATTTCTTCGTTAATCTGATCTTCAATCTCTGGTGTAATATCGTCTGCACTAACGCTTACCATAGAGTTATCTTTTTCAATACGATAAATTTCTAAAGTAATATACACACCGTCTTCTTTTGTCTCTTCAATAAAATTACCATCAGGTAACACACAGAAGTAATTACCTACCCTGAACCCATCTTTTTTATTTTCCATTATAATAACCTTTCATTGCCTTATCTCTATGATAGCGATTAGCTTTATTAATAAACAATTCACCGTTCAGATGTTCCATTTCATGTTGTATTGTACGAGCTGTTAGACCATCAAACGTTTTAGTATCTGTCATACCTGAAGGCATTTGAAATCTAAGTCTTACTTGACTAGGTCTTTTAATTTTTAATACAACACCTGGAAATGAAAGACATGCTTCTTCCATTTCAACCAGATCATCAGAAGTGTTAACAATCTTGGGATTAAAACAAACAAAATTATCTGGGTAACCTTTCATTGCAAATACTGCGTATGGTTTCCCTATTTGGTTTGCTGCTAAACCTATTCCATTATTATCGTTCATTTCTTTCATTAATTCAAGAGCTAATTCAGAAGGATCTTGAAAAGGATTATTAAAATCAAACGGTTGAACCGGTCTAATTAAAATTGGATCAGGAAATTTAACAATCATTATTTACCTGCTAGATATGTTCTGTTTAACATAGTATGGTTCTCATCTGTTGGGCCCCATTCACCGTCTGGGTGATAAGCAATAATATTCATATGAGAATTTTCAGTTCTAAATCTATGCAATTCTTGTTCTTCTAAACAGAAAATAGATCCAGAAGAAAGTTTAGTTTCACTATCTTGTAGAGTTGAGTAACCTTCACCGCTAATTACAATACCAAATCGAATACTAGGATGTGTATGGAATGATTGATTTATGTTTGAAGGGAAGTGAAGATAGTTAAGACTTGGATCACCAAAACGAGGTGGATATACTAACATAGTATCTGAACAACCATCGATGTAAGATAGACGACCGGTCTTTTCAATTTTACCTATTACATGTTGTCCTATAAAACCTAAACGTACTACAGTAAAGATAGAACTTGTTGTACTAAATGTTGGCTTATTTTCCCTTACAGGTATAGAAAAGAATTCACCAGCTTTTAGAGTATAAATTTCACTATCAATTTCTATTTTACCATCACCATAAGAAAACCCATACACTGTTGCATAATTACAGTCTATTGTCTTTTCAGTATTTACTACCATTTGTGCAAATGATGGATACATTGTATCTCTAGCATCAATAGGCTCATATAAACCATTTTCAAATAAAATCATCTCTTATCTCCTTTATTAATATATTTGATACCTTCTTCGAAGGTTAAAAAATTAAAATCTGTATCTATTGCATAGTAACATTCAAATTGATTCCAAACATTACTTAAACTACCTTCTTTTCTTTTATTTCTAAAAGATTCATGTTTTGTATACTTGATAACAAAATCTTTAGCTACAAATTTGTAATCGTAAAGCGTAGGTCCCATTTTTTTATCATGATTATCTAAACTCCAGCGTTGCCATTGCGGTGTATCATAAAAATGAATAATTTTCTTAAAGTTGTTTTTAGGATCTTCCCACGGGCTGAAAGATAACATCCTATATTTTACATGTTGCCATTTATTAGTGAAATTAAACCACCATAACCAATCAAACGTAGACTTGAGCTTAAATGGGCAATACTCTAGCAAAGGCTCATAAACATCGATCATATTATTAGATATTTTAGAACCAAACATTTTATAATATACAGTAGGAATATATACTTGCCAGGGTGCATGAATTGACTTATAACCAAAATGATGAACTGAACTATTAATAACATCGCTACCAAATAACTGATCGCCATGCTCACCTGTAATTACATATCCTTTTTTGCAGTAATTTTCAACATGATCAAAAGATGTTAAAATTCTTCCTTCAAAAACTTTGCATATATCTACCCAAAATTCAGGATACTCTATTCTACTCTCATCTGAGGTTACAATAAAAACTCTTTTAAGATCTTCTAAAGTCCATGTTAATAAAAATGCAACTAGAGCTGATGTACTATCTATACCACCACTGTACATTATATAGATATTGCTATCTAATTTTTTCATTTCAAACGCTCTTTGTAAACACATTTCTTCAAAAGAAAATCTGTTTACTGGCATATTAACAATATCAGAAATAGGTTCACATACTGATGTGTAATTAAACGGGTCTATACCTCTAACAATACGACTGACCGATTGTGTGAATGGAAATTTTCTTGGGCTCCAATCAGGTAAAGGAAGTGATTGAAACGTTTCTTGATATTGTTCACCTCGCATAGAAAAAAGCAGCAAACCCATATTATACCCACTCCTCAACAATACCGACTAGTTCTGCAATTAAAAGTAAAGTAGCAGTTACTCTTGCATCAGTAATAGACAATGCTAGACCTGCAAAAGCAACTATACGAATAGCACTCTTTACATATGACATGTAAGTATGCCATTTACGATATCTATCTTCAAAATCACTCACTTGACATCTCCGCCTGTAGGTCCATTAGCACCTAATGGATAATCGCTAAAAGGATCTCTACCAGCTGCACCTATAGCACCCGAATATGCTCTTGTAGGACAATTGGAGATATTACATACAACAGCACTAGCACCTGTTCTACCACAGACAGGACAACTCAACCATGTATTATCTTGTGGTCGCATATTCTTCATAGGATTTAAAATATAAAACTTTACAGCTTCATTGTAACCATCTTTAAAACCTTCTTTATAGGCTTTAAGATCTTTTATTGTTTGATCTTCACTCATGCTGCTACCCTGCTAAAGTTTTTATGTTTCTCAAATTTCAACACATTACTAAATTTATCTACTAATTGGTCAACTTTATGACTTATAATAAATGTATTTGTGTCTTGAGTTAGGTTGTTTATAATTTTAAGGAACTCATCAGTGCCATTACTATCCATTGAACCATCAAGGACTTCATCCATAATAAGTAAGTTAGTTGAAGCACTATTACGAAGCTTAGCAACAGCTCTCCAAGTAAAAAGAATAGCCAAGTTAATACGCATCTTTTCTCCTTCTGAGAACGATGCATAAGAAAATTCATCCCTAAACCTTGACTTAATAGTCTCATTAAAATTCTCATCTAACTCAAAGTTAACAAAGAAATCCATAGCTGCCAGATACTTGTTAATCAATTTATTAATCACTGGTATATACTGTTTAATAATACGAGCCTTAATTCCATTATCTTTAAGAACGATAGCTGCAACGGATAATGCATCTTTATCTCTTAGTAGTTCACCTTTTTGTTCCGCTAACGAACCAATAGTATGTTCTAGCTCTTTCATCTTATCATCGTTTAATACGAAGTCGTCCGTTTTCTTTTGAAGTTCATCAATATCTTTTGCTGCTTTTTTGCATTGGGAAAGAAGACCTGATATGCTATTTGAGTGTGTGATCTTTTCAATATTAAGGCTCGTGATATGTGATGAGATATTGGCAATAGTTTGGATTTTATCTTGTATTGTTTGTATCTCTTGACGGAGCTGGTCGATCCCATCGCTAGTCTCTTGAATTTGGTTTTCTTTAGTTGCAACAGTCTCGCACTTAAAGTCATTATCAATGCCCTGCTTGCATGTAGGGCAAGTATCATGTAAATTAAAGAACTCGATTTCTTTTTGGAGTTTGGTAAGCTTATCGTCAAGCTGGGTCTCGAGGACTTGTAATTTTTTTTGCTTTTTACTAACCTGGTCTTGATCATTAATCTGGTCATTAAGCAACCCAATTTGTTCATCTAGAGAAGCAATTAAAACTTTTTCTGCTTCTATTTTATCCATATATTCTTTAATATCAGATTTTAGTTTAACTACCTGCTCATCATTATTTTTTTGCATTGCTACAATATACTGATGCTGCATAGCTATCTTCTCAGATGTTAAATCATATTGATATTCAACATCCATTATTTTAGTAGCATTAGTAGATATTTTTTCTTTTAGTAAGCTATTCATAGTAGAAAAAATTTGAATATCTAAAAGATCTTCAATAACTTCTCTACGTGATGCAGCAGGTAGTTGCATGAAGGGTACAAACGATGCTGACCCAAGCACTACTACTTGACAAAAAGACTTATGATTTAATTTAAGAATTTGCTTCTCAAGAATTTCTTGATAGTCACGATTATCGGCATCCTGACTAATCATATTATTATTCTGATAGACTTCAAAAATATTAGGCTTAAGACCTCGAATAATTTTATATTTATTAGAGCCAATATCAAACTCTAACTCTACTACAAGATCTTTCTTGTTAATAGAGTTCATTAGTTGTGGCTTGTTTACTTTACGAAACGGTTTATTGTACATAGCAAAAGATAGTGCATCAAGTATTGTTGACTTACCTGCACCATTCTCACCAACAATCAAAGTAGTCTGATTTTTACCAAGACTAATTTCTGTAAATGTATTACCAGTAGAAAGGAAATTTTTATAACGAAGAGTCTTAAAAAATATCACAAGTAGTCCTCATAAAATCTGGTGTGCTTCAATATAAAGGTTTTGAATAATAGTTTCAACTCTTTTCTTATCAGTATTAATATTCATACTGCTAATAAATTTGCGTACAATACTCATTGTATCTTCTGCTTCATTAACAATATCAGAATCTTCTTCTAGATCTAAATTAAAATGATCTTCAACCACTTGCAGATCTGCAGCACCAGATTTTTCTAATCGTTCAATAACAAGATCAAACCAATAAGGATTAGTTTTATTTTTTACAATAACTTTAACGTAGCAGTCTTTATAATTTTCAGCATCAAAAACCAGCACTTCGTCTAGCTGCTTATTGAGATCATCATAAAAGAACTTCTTAAAGCTTGTATAAGGATTAGAAATAAAAGTTAATGATCTTGTATCTGTATCAAGGATATGAAACCCTTTATCGTCTCCAAAATCAGACCAGGTATATTGGCAAGGAGTACCAAGATAGTAAATATTAGTACTATTGGAACGAGTATGATAATGCCCAGAACACACGAGATCAAATTTATCAAAGATCTTAGGATCATCACCGTGATCGGATACATGCCCTCTATACATTTCATAACCATTCAACTCCAAATGTCCCATCACAATAGGAGCTATAGATAATTTAATTGTGTCTAATGTTAACTGACGATTATCATCACATATCCAAGGAAGTAATAGAATATGAGTTCCATCAAAACTATATTCAACAGGCTCACTATGATATACTTTAATATTACTAAATTTACCGCTAACTAATTCTGTTAATGCATTCACATCATTGGTATTTTTGTAAAACGTATCATGATTACCAGCAATAACATGCATAGTAATATCTTTTTCATAAAGAGGTACTAAAAAATCGTCTCTAAGACGTTTAGCTGTCAAATAGTTAATATACTTGCGACGATCAACGAGATCCCCAAGATGAATAACAGTATCAATATTTTCTCTATCGAGGGCTGGAAAAAAGACTTCATCTAAAAACTTCTTCATCTGGTTGTGCATGATAAGAGAGTCATTTCTGACTCCCCAGTGAGTATCGGTTATCAAAGCAATTTTCATACGTTGTTTCTACCAATGCGAGAATAATTTAATTGTGATTTAGTTTTCTTTTCAAATACTTGTCTAGTTGGGCTACCTGCTTGTTTTAAAGCTGCATCGCAATAATCACGAATTGTTTCCAAACGTATAGTATACGTATCTTTCATATGATCGTGTTTTGCATTCATTAAATTTTCTGCGCAGTCAACAACTATCTGCGGCACTAAATGTATTCTATTCTGATTCATAGAATTTCTCCACTCCTAACTTACGGGCTTTATTTTTCTTTTGTTTTTCTAGCTGCTTCTTATCATAAGATTCAACTAAGCCCTTCATATACTCGTTATCTAAATTAACAGTTACGGTCCTGTCGTCTTCACCAATACCTTGTTCAGCCAACATACCTTCAAAATAAAAATTTTCTAATGTCTTTTGTTTAATATAAAGATGTTTTTTTTCTTTATCAATACGTCTAATAAAAGCAAACCAAATAATCTGTGTGAAATAGGCAAATGGATTGTCAGATTTTTCTGGATTAAAATTGTGAAAATAATTTATACAATTTTCTAATCCATCAGATATCATTTCTTCTCTGAAAGTATAACTAACAAAATTTGGTTTTAATGATAGTCTTGTTGCAATTTTAAAGAGGCACTCACCTATATAAGGTGGTATTCTTGGTTCATCTAAACCATCTGCTTTTGCTTTTTCTACGTCGGCTTTATGCTTTAAAATCTCAGTATAAAATCTTTTATTATCAATATAATGCTTATTCTTCTTGGGATCTGCCATAATAATTCCTAAAATAAATGTATGTAAATATAACTATTATAATAACAGATTTATTAAAATAATTCAACTAATTAATGTAAGACTTTCTTATCAATAATCTTTTTTAATTTTTCTTCATCTGGTTTTTTAAATATGTGCTTCTGAAGTTTTAATGCTTTAACTACTTCTTCATATTCATTTTTAATTTCTTCGTCAACAGCAGACACACTCACAATATTATTTCTATTAAAAAGAACAACGCCTAGTTTAGCTAAAGGCATATATGGAATTGTATAAATTAAATTTTCTTCTTTTAAAAATACTACTGGGTATTCTACTTTCATGTAATCTGTATCTTGATCATCTGATACACCACCAACAATCGGTGGGCTACCAGGTATTGTAAACAATACAATCTTCATTTAAAGCTCCGTATTGAAAATTTTATAATCAAAGCCTTCATCATTGTAAATATTTAGTCTTTCAGTAAAATGTTGTAGGGTAAAGTTGGTATGCGTGCCTGACTTTAAATCATCAGCTAAATCATATAAAGTCATTTCAAACTTATCATCCCCAATACGTAGTCCACGTCCAATGGACTGTAATATTCTAATACGAGACTTAGAAGGAGAAGCAAGCACAACAGAATGAAGGTTTCGTATATTAATACCGGTTGAGAAAGTACCATAGCTTGCCACAATAATAGCATTGGATTCTCCCTCAACGATTCCTCTAATTCTTTCTCTGTCATCACCTTCTACTCCACCATGTACAAAATAAATTTTACGATTTGAATCTTTGGCTGTTAGCATATCATATAACGTTTTACCATGCTTATCAACATACTGAAAAAGAACAAGAGAATTACCATTTAAAGATAAAGTTAAATTGCGTATAAATTTATTTCTCTTTTCGTGTCTAACTAAGAAATCCATTTCATCCGGATAGGTAAATTTCTTAGCTAATTTTTTATCTTCTAAAGAATGTTTTAAAATGATAGCTTTAATTTTAAGATTAGCAACATGACCTTGACTCATCAACTCAGTTGTTGTCGTTACCTGCTTGACAGGACCAAACAACCCTTCAAGTGTAATCTTATTAGTCAAGGAACCATCTAATGTACCTGTAAACCCGTAACGGTATTTACAATTAATTAATTTTTCCATAATTGATTTAAGTGAAGTAGCTTTAAATAGATGGACCTCGTCCCCAATCACACAACCAAATTGATTAAACCAATCCTTAGGCATCTTATAGATAGATTGCCATGTTGATATAACAATAGGGCTTTTTGATACTTTATCAACACCTGCAGTAATACTATGAATGTCTAATTGTTCGTCAGTATAACTTTCAAAGTCTTTCTTCATCTGAAGAACAAGAGATACAGTAGGAACAATGACTAATACTTTATAGTTCTCACAATTATAATATTTTGTCAATGCATATATGATAAGAGACTTACCTGAAGCAGTAGGTGAAAGAAAAATACCTCTTTCATTGGATACAGCTTGTTTAAAAGCATTAATTTGATAATCTCTTGGATTGATTTTTATACCAAGCGAATATGGATTTCCAATATATTCTTTAGGTTGTAGTTCAGGATCAACCTCTATATCATAGTTACGTACGCTAGCAAACTCAGAAATCTCTTTAACCAGGCCTGCATAAGTCAAGCCAGTTAAAGAGTTAAGAAGTCTTATTTTACCATCCCAAAATTTATTTTTATACGCAGGAGAGAATTTAGCTCCTGGTACTTCAAAAGTAAGATGATCTGAAAGTTCTTGGATGACGGATGCTTCACTGCTAACTTTCAGGTAAACTTCATTTACCTTTTCAAGCTTCAATTTATCACGCGCCCACTTTAAATTTCTCAAATTCTATCGCATTCTTAATCAAGTACCCTCTATTATTTATAGAGCGGATAATTGATTCTAATGCGTCTACCTTTTCCTGCTGCATAGCAACACGAAGGTTTAATTTGACGATGTCTTGATCTGCTTCAATATACATTGGTATGTCTGATTTAAGAACGTTAAGCCTGAACGGCTCCCAACCGTTTGATCTTAAATCTTCTTCTGGCATTACACCGCGATAATAATCGTGCTTAAGAAGTATAAGCTCTTTACGTTCACCTTCTAATCTACGGAGTAAAAGTCTCTCTTCTGTAAAAATGCGAAGATACTTACTGTGAAGTTTAGGAAGCTTAAGACTCTCTTCACCCAACTCAAGTCGATTCACATTGCAGTCCTCAGACCACATTTCCATAATATCATCTAGTTTCATAACAAACCTTTATTGGGCTTTATTAATGCGATAAATCTGGTATTTAAATGTAACGGTTGCCGTAATATAATTTACATCTGTATCAGTAACTGTAAAATTTATATCGCTAATTGTTGTAGGATACATATTGACAAAATTAACTTCATAATTAGGAACCATTTCATTTGTTAATATAGTTAATGTTCCGTCTGAATATTGAGTCTGAAGCGAGCCATATGCATTAGAAGAGTTTTTTAATTTAGCAAATTGCTTAAAGTCTTCTGGAAATCCGATAGCAGTTAACCAGTTATAAATCTCAAAATAAGATTCTAAATCTTCATCTAATCTAAATGTTAATTCAAAATCACCGTAATCTAATTTATTACCAGCTATTTCAATAATTTTAAACGGTGAAGGAACTTCTACAAATCCTAAACTTATAGAAGGCAGTTTAACATCAGTAACAAAAAAATTCACATTAGGAGTTCTGGCTAATTTAAACCTGAACCCTAACGGTGAAAGAAAATTAATATTTTGTGGTTGATCTGTAATAATTGCCATATACTACTCCTCATTGAGTATTTATGGCTCTATCTTTCTTAGATTTCATGTCTTGTACTTCAAACACTGCATCTTTAATCAACGTAACCATCAAATACGTAAATGTAACAATGACTGTTAAAATCATTGTAAACAATGATACTGAGAATAGTATATCATTGATAGAATAGCAAGCCTGTAAGTTAAACATAATCAACCTTTCTTATTAGGTCTAGTATATACCCCAGCTGACAAAATTGCAGCAGCAAACCATGTTTCAAGTGTATAGGGGATATTAAGCACTGGGAAAAGAGTATCCAATGCCCAGATTGAAAGAAACGGTCCGATGATAATGATAACCAAAGCACCTAAAAAAATTAATAGCTTATCCATATTAGAATGTCTCCTCTAGTTCATATTCTTCTTTTTCTTCATATACTGGATCAGTATTAATGATGATACTACCAAAAACCAACTTACCGTTTTCTTCATATACTTGAAACGGACCGGCAAAATTAAAAGTGCGACCAGTACCGCTATCTTTTTTATCTTGATTCCAGCTCATAATTCCAATTGTACCAGAATCTACAAAATATTCGTTACCATATTGATCATCATAACCACCATCACCCCACTTAGTCCTTAAAATACAAAAATCATGAACAGTACCTTCATAGGAATTCTCTACTTTGCCTTTTTTACCCATAGGTGTATTAAGCATAGCATCCCACATATATTCATCACGGTAGCAAAGATCACCAATGAGATAACGACCAGCAGGAAAAGTAACAGGGATCATATTAACCTCCAACAACCATTGCATCATCATACTTCTCGTATGCATGACCTAATTCGTTATACATATCAGAATCTAGCTTATCCGCATACTCACGTAGCTCCTTAGATACAAATCCTATCCCTTGTATGAGCTGTTCTCGAGACATATTGTATGTGAGAGAATTAGTAATTAAAAGTTCAAGCTGATTAGCTAATGATATTGCTTCATTGACATTCATTTCACTTCTCCATTTCTCATAATACTAATATACGGTATTTTGAAAATAATAGCAACTAGTAAATCGGATCACGACCTAAATCTTCTATAAAGCTTTTTAATTCTTTTTCTGCTGAAAAAGATAGAGTCAAAACCCATACATCTTCACGAGGAAAAAAAGATTCAATTTTACCTTGATAGCAGAATAAAAGGTCTAAAAGGTCGCCGAGAACTGTTTCGTGCTCGAAGTCAAAAGTGGCGAAAATACGTTTTGTCATTTTTTATCTCCTTTATTTTATCTTATAATTAAATATAGCATGTTTTTATAATAAAATCTATAAAAAAACGACATTGAAATCATTGAGTTTTTTTGATATAAAAAGTATAATGATTTCAATAAGTTAGCTAGATCTAAAAAAACTCAATGATTTCAATGGCGTTTTTATGAAAAAAACAGTAGATTTTATATCAGATTTATACGATTATAATAATATGATAAATGGAGAGATGAAAATGAACAAATTAGCAAAAGAATTTATGGATAAATTCGAATTAGGTAGTATGTCGGCAGAAGAATTCTTTGGTGGTGATGTTGATACTATTAATGAAGTAGTTACTAAAAAAGGTTGGTATCGGTTTGAAGATTCTGGTTACGTATCTGTTGAGTTTGTAGGAGAAAAAATTGATAAAAAGTTTATGGAAGAATTGAGATATAGTGAAAAAATGTTTTTAGGTGACGGTACTGATAACTATGAATATGAAGTGAAGGAAGATTTTATTGATATCGAAGAAGTTTGCTATGTTAAGGTAGGGTAAAAAATAACAGTTGCATTATTTTCCTAAAACCGCTATGATTAATTATAAGATGAGAAATGGAGATACTCAAATGCGTCATAAACGGAATGAAGTTCGTAATTTTATCATGGGTTCGCTTCGTAAGGGTGATACCGACGAAGTTATTCTTTCTGAACTCTGCCATAAGTTGGGTTTGAAGATTGGTAATGCTAAGCTGCATCTTAAGAAAGCAAAGGCTCAGCATACGGAAGAAACTCGTACTAAGGTTGTTAAGAGCCTTATGACCGGCAAGGATGTTACGATTCTTGCTTCTACTCCTCTTGCTTGTGATCCTTCGAAAGAAACTTACTGGAGCATGTAATATATGAAAGAACTATGGGTTCAAATTCTTGACAAGATGGTCGAGGAACTTATGGATAAAAATCCATTAATGGATTGGTCTGAAGCCTATGATATAGTTTGTAGTAATTCAGAAGAAATTGATAACCGCCTTCAAGAGTATCTTGGAGATGCAGCTGACTACTATCATGATTTAGCAATTGATCGTTAATATGTCTTATGTTCTAGTTATGATTGTATCTTTATCTTTTACTGGTGTAGAGAAATCTAAAGTAACTATTGAGACACCAGTAAAAGATAAAGCTCATTGTGAAGTATCATCTAAAATGATCGCAAAAGAGTTTGCTTCCTTACATCCTTATATTACTTGTGTGTCAAAGCAATGAAAGTTACAGTTAAAAACTCTCACCGTACAATGGGACAAAATTACTATACCTATGAAGGAGAGCTTGTTGCTACTCCTAAATGGGTAGAGTATGATGCTATTGCTCTTACTACAAGCGAAAATACTAAGTTTAAGTTTCGTATCATACCTAAAGAAGATATTATAGAAATGGATGGTGCTGCTACTTCTTTTAAAACAGAAGCAGTAAAAGAGCGCACTTTTTCAGTTACAGGTTCTAAAGGTGATACTTATATTGTAACTGTAGGAGAGAATTATAAGTCTTGTACTTGTCAGGCTTTTATGTTCCGTCGTAACTGTAAGCATATAGTAGGTATGTCTTGAGTATAGAAGACTTTATGGAAGTTAAGTCTAATTGGGGGTCACCGGTTGAAATAGAAAGACGAAATAGAATTAAATTATCAGTAGCAGCTTATGCTTATGAAGTACATTCAGATTCTATTATGACTGATGCTGAGTTTGATGAACTTGCATCTAAAATAAATATTGCCATTTCTACAGAAAACGATATAATGGATTTGTACTTCCAAAAAGAGTTTAGCCCATATACAGGACAATGGATTCATAAGCATCCGAACAAAGTTGGGTTAGAAAAAATTTATACAATGTACTATAGGAAAAAATAAATGTGGATAGACACTTCATCATTTCTTAGACCAGATTCTATAGCAAAAATAGAAGAGAAATATAATGCTACTTATATCTTTGATTCGTGTTTGAGACTTAAGAGTGGAGACTGGGGCAACTTTCCATGTGCTATTTTCTACACAGAAAAAGCTCATCCAGAAGGTTCTAACTATTTTGGTTTGTATTTTGATATGGATGGTGATCTAATGATTGCTAATGGCATCTCAGCTACAGAAGTAGAGTATACCGGTATTGTTTTAGGTGAGAAAGTCGTATATAGTCGGTACCGTCATGATTATCGTGCGGCCGATAAAGTTGCTATTGATGGGGGTAGAGACTATACTAAGATTAATGGCAATCCTCAAACAGTGCGTTTTAAGGTAGTAGAAGATCATTTGGAGTTTATATTATGAATGACGATTTTAGTGTAACATACACATTCCGTATGGATATGGTCAACAGCGGAATGGATGATCATCCTGACCAGACAGTAGAAATATCATTTGATGCTACAGAAGCTAATCTTCATGTTGTGTTAAGCCAATTTGAAACATTCTTGAAAGCATCAGGTTATGTTTTTGATCACTTGAAAGTTATCCGTTAACTAAATGAAAAAAATTATTATTACAGGCAGTAAGGGTTATATTGGTCAGCATTTAGTAAAGATGCTTTCACATTATAATGACTTGTATGAAGTAATAGAGTATGAAGGTGATATTAATGATAAACTCACTTTTTATTCTGTAGATACAGTAATTCATCTTGCTGCACTAGTAAGGGTTAACGAATCGGTTAAAGAACCTTCTAAGTATTATAATAACAATCTTGGTGGAACAATTAATATACTTAATAAGATTGTTTATAATAATTTTATTTTTGCTTCTTCAGGGACTGCATCTAGCCCTAATAATCCATATGCATTTTCAAAGCGTGCATGTGAAGATGTGGTAAAAGAAGTTTGCAATAAAAAAGATCTTAATTATACTATTTTTAGATTTTATAACGTAATAGGAACTGATGGTTTTCCTCCTACTAACCCGGACGGTCTTCTTTATAATTTAATTAAAGCTGCAAATACCGGTGAATTTAATCTTTACGGTACAGATTATAATACACCTGATGGTACTTGTATTAGAGATTATGTTCATGTAAACGAAATATGTGAAGCTTTAATTAAAGCAATAGACAAACCTGCTAATGGTTTGGAAAATTTAGGTACTGGTATTGGTTATACAGTAAGAGCTATTATTAGAGCTTTTAAAAAAGTTAATAATGTAGACTTTACTGTTAATGAATATCCTAGACGTGAAGGTGATTTAGAAAGAACAGTCTTAGACAATGTTTCTAGCTATATGTCACAGAAATATCAACTAGAAGATTTAATTAAACTGTAACGCTTTATAATGGAGCATTTATAATGATCGGCAATATTATTAAAACTGCTATTACTTTTTTTGTCTATATGACAATAATTAGTATAGTTAATCCTTTGGCTACTTTGATTACAGGATCTGTTGCAGGCAGTCAATTTGATAACAGTACAACAACTTACCTTACAACGAGTTTTGTTTTTGCAATCAATAACACGGTGTATTTTATTTCAACGCTAGTGCTTTTTGTTACTCTGTTTGCTATTTGGAAGAATAAAATTCAAGAATTTCTGGCTGCATCTACTGCGCTGTTATTGCTTGTGATAATTGCACATCCTCAACAGGCATTTGCATATGCTGATACTGTTGACAAGACAGAAGCATATACAATTCTTCCTAATGAATCAGCATTCTGGATTCCAGATGTTGGTGCAAACAAAGATACTCAAGCCAAGTTTGATTCTGAATCATATTTGAGTGATAATAAGATTGCTGCAAAGCGTTTTATTGTTCCTCATGCTAAGTTGAGTAATTCAGGCGGCTTTTTGAATTGGGACTTTTATGTACCTACAGGTCGTTTGATTATTGTTGATCGTACCCCCTACTCTCGTGAATGGGTAAAGTCTGCTAATCGTGGAACTGCTTCTTCAGATCAATCATTTCCTTGTCAATCAAAGGAAGGTTTGAATATTACAGCAGGTGTTTCTATTGGCGCATCTGTATCAGAAGTTGATGCGGCTAAGTTTCTTTACCGCTTTGGTGTAGTTCCACAACAAGGTAATCGTAATGATCCACAAGTAATCTTTACATCTGTTTATTATGGGCGTTCATTGGCTAATGTTATGGATGATGTAGGCCGTAAGAAGGTTCAGACACTTGTTTGTGCTGAAATCGGCAAACGTACATTTGATCAGGCTAATGAAGATATGGTACCTATGATGGAAAGTATTCAAAAGAGCGTAAAAGAATACTTTGCTTCTGTTGGTATTACTCTAGACTTTATTGGATGGGCAGATACGTTTGAGTTTGATCAATCAGTTCAGAAAGCTGTTAACGATCGTTATATTGCTACTAAGCTTGCTTCTGCACTTCCTATTCTTCAGGCAGTTGCTGGTCTTAAGGTACAAGAAGGTCTTGGTTCAGGTTTGGATAAGCATGGATTGCCTATTGTAGTCACTCCACAAATGATTGATGCATTGATTGGATTAGCTCCTAAGGCACCATTACCGGAGGTGAAACAATGAATCGTCGTAGTTTCTTTGCATTCCTACCTGTAGCTCCTCTTGCTTTGGTTGCTGAAGGAGCAAGAGCAGCAACAGCAGATGGTGTACCTTTAGATACTGCTTTTAGTATAACTCTTAATGGTGCATCTAAAGTTGATACTACAGAAATGAAGAAGACACAATTTGATAATCCTGATCAATATAAAATATCATTAGTGAGAATGCATCAACCAGATCCTAATAAAGCAGTAACAATGGCAGTAGGTGATGATGGCGATCTTTGGTTAAAACGTAAAGATGGTCAATGGAGAAAGGTAGTAACAGAATGAATGAAGAATTTGAAGTTCCAAAAGAAACACCAGAAAGTATTGCTCGTCGCGAGAAAGCAGATCGTATTTGGAATCGTCAATGGGCTTTAGATAAGTCTATTGAATGGTGTAAGCATATTAATGAACTTGTAGCATCACCAGGCAATGAGGTGAACGGCGTTATTATGACAAGTGAACAAGTATGTCAAATGGCAGATATATTTAATACTTGGCTTTATAAAAAATAATTTAAATAAAGAAAAAGGCCCCTTTCGGGGCCTTTTTTAGTTCGACCGGTTAACCCGGTTCTTCTATTAGAAGATGTTTTGGATGATTGTTCTACGATAGTAGCTGTTAGTAGAAGCAGATAGTGTACCGTCTGAAAGATTTGGTGAACCTTGTTGTGAACGAGCAAATGGATTTGCTACCATTCCATAACGAGTCTTAAATCCAATCTTTGGTTGGAAGTCTGCTTGACCAACTGCACGAACCATTTGTAGTGGAACGTATGGGCAATAGAAGATACCTGCATCGAATGCATTAGCACCCTTATAGCCAACAGTCATATAGTTACCAGTTGTATATGGATCAACATATACTCTGAAGCGTCCGTTTAGAACACCAGCGAATGTATTGCCAGTATCATCAACTTGTAGGTTGTTAGAAGCAAGAGCAGGTGTATAGTCAAGTACGCCAGCCATCTGAAGAGCAGATGCAACATCTGAAGAGCAGATAACTAGGTTACCCTTACCACGACGTGTGTCTTTTGAGATCTTGTTAGCTTCTCTTTCAAGTTGGAACATAAGACCCTTGAACTTTTCAACTGACCAGCGGCCGTTTGAATCAGTATCAAGATCGAAGATACCAGCTTGTGTAGTACCGTCTGTAGCACCTTGACGTGCAGTAATGTTAATAGCACGAATAACTTCACGATTGATTTCAGCAAGAATTTCAGACTGAAGAATGTTTGACAATTCAGTCTCAGCATCCAATCCATGGATAGCCTTTAGATCTTGTGCCAATTCAATAGTGTATTCTGCCTTTAGAGCACGTGATACTGCAGTTACAGAAACCTTATCAATTGAGAAGGCCATTTCTGGGAATGTAGTACCTGTACCAAAAGCTTCTGCTGTTGATGTAGGAGCACCAGCTTGATAGTTGTATGAACCAACACCGCCAGTGTTGTCAGGTGTTGAACCAACGTTGTTAGCACCAATGCCTGAACCAGTACCTTGACCAAATACGCCAGTGCCATTGAAGCCAGATGACATACCAGTGTTAACTTCGTCATAGAATGTTTCTGAACCTTTTGCAGTTGAGTTTGCATATTGTGAACGCATAGCAAAGATAAGTCCAGTTGGACCAGTCATTGGTTGAACACCGCAAACGTCATAAGCAATAAGATTAGGCATTGCACGACGAATCAATGAGATAAGGATTGGATCGTAACCAGCAACGCCTGAGCCGCCAGCTGAACCATAACCGCCAGTACCAACAGCATTGATACCAGTTTCGTTAAGAGATGTAATACCGTTATAAGAACCACGTGCCATTGCTTCAGAACGCATTTCCTTTTCAGTATTTTCTAGAAGTGTAGCAATTACTGAACGCTTGTGGGCGTCAGCAATTCTTGGAAGATCTGAGTGCTCAAGCACTGGCTTCCACTTTGCAACTAATTCTTCATTTAAACCGTTCATTTGTCTTTCTCCTTTAGAGTGTTTATTAACTTATTTATTAAATTTTATCTTTTAAGAGTTCTTGAGATTGAAGAAACATAGCTTTGCATATTAGGATCAAGTGAAGGCTCCTTTACAGGCTCTTCAACAGTTTCGCTAAGAAGCTGATCCTGAGCAACTCTTACTTCCTGAGCCTTTGGGAAATATGTTTCTTTAATGATAGCAATCTTTTTGCGAAATTCATCAGCATCATTATAGCTAACAGCCTCAGTAAGCTTAAAGAACTTGTCTTTCTGAGTATCTGTCATTCCTTCTGCCATTGAACTAGCAATTTCTGCTACGTTCTTTTCATTAACAACCTTTGATAATTCAATATTCTTTTCAGTTGTTTCATTCAAACGAGCTTTAATTTCTTCTAGTTCAGAAGTTAATGCTTCTACAACATCAACCTTATCTTCAGGAATATTTACATAATGATCTTCAAATACATTCTTCAAACTAGCAATAAATGATTCTGCCATCTCAGTGCGAATATTATTAGTAATAGCTAGTTTGTTTTCTGTCATCCATTCAGCAACAGCATAATTTAGGTAGTTATCAATATTTTCTACCATTTCATTCTTAATTTCGGTTACAGACTCTTCAAGAGCTTGTTCATATTGCTCTGATAGATTGTTTTGAAGTGTCTCATAATTTTCTTCAATCTTAGCAACTTCTAAGTTTACTCTAGTTGAAACTGCTGCTTCAAATAGTGTAGAAACTTTAACTCTAAAATCTTCAGAAAGGTCATCTGAATCTCCGAAAATCATTTCTAGATCTTCTTTGATTGATGGCATTGGATCTGCATGCTTACCAGATGATTTAATTGATGCCATATTCTTAGCAGAATTATCACCAGCACCGTTTTCTGCACCTTTATTGTTGTTAGCAATTTCATCATTAGTAGGTACATGATCGTTTTCAGCTGGCTCACCGCCAATGCTAGCAATAAAGGCAGCAAGATCTTCTTTGCTTGCTTTTGCAGCATAGTCTACCATCTTTGCCATAAGCTCTGAACGTGACACTTCAGTTGGCTTTGCTTGAATTGTGGACATATTTGAAGCAGCATCTGCTTCATTTACATCTACTTGATTATTTACATTATCCATTAGAATCTCCTGTGTTATATGAACTATTTATGCAAATTATAATTTTGAAAGAAAATGTTGGAAAACTCTAATCTTAGCTTCAGCTAATTCAGATTTAGATGCTTTCTTAATTACTTCTTTATGAACTTCTGCAACCTGTACAAGCTCTTCTGCTTTTTGAGGAGCAGCAGCCTTTAATACACCATTGTTCCAAACCCACTCAACGCCTTCCATAACACCATTAACGTAAGCGTCTGGAGCGGAAGGATCAGCAACAATGTCTGCAGCTGTAGCAAGATAAAAATCATCTTGAACTACATTTACACCATTTACTTCTTTTAAAGAGCCCATACCACGAGAAGAAACACCTAGTCTGGCACCTTCTGACATAAGGTTTTTTACAATCTGTCCATATGGTGTATCCATAATCTTAGCTTTACCAATGAAGTTATTACCTTCTCTTCTAAGAGACTTAATCATCATACAAACGCGCTCTAAATTGATAGATGGACCTGATGGATGACCTAGTTCACCATAAGCACGCCCTGCATCAATATTTTCTTTATGATAGCGATTGACTTCTTTTTCAAGAATTTCAGGATCATACATTCTGCCATTACGGTTTACAAGACCTCCTTGAAGGAATATACCTTCAATATAAAGGTTCTTTTTACCTTCAGCGCTATCTTCAGCAATGTATTTTAATTCTTCATTTACTTCAGTAATAAGTTTCATTTGTATTATCCTTTTGGCCAAGCAATTGCGCAGGCATACATACTGTTTCCAATAACTAAATCAGTATTTGCCTTTTGTACAATCACACTTTCTAGAGGTGCCATTGGCAAATCTGCGTATTGAGTACCATTAGCATATTTAAATACTAAAGTTGCATATGTAGTTGTAGATGAATTAACAACTTTCAACAAAGTTGCTCCATTCATATTATTGGCTGTTGAATCAATATTGATAGTATTTGCCAATGGCTTTATTACAGTACTCATATTAAAATCCTTGATCCTTAGCAAAATTAATTAAATCTAATAATCCATCTTCAGAAGAAATTAGATCTAAAAACAATTCTTGATTGTTTTCTGATAAATTTAAGTATAAATTATTTAGTGAATTTTCAATTTCTAGGTCAAGATTTTCAATTTTTATATCTTTTCTTGCTTTTTTTCTTACTACCAATTTACCATTCTCAATATAAGCTTTTTCTGGACCTGTATCTGACATTTCTACAGCTTCAGCTTTCATCTTGCCAAGTGATACTTTAGGGCGAGCTGAATCTTCTACTGCTTTACCAGATGTAACAGTATCCATAAATCTCTTATGAGAATGACTTAGACTTGATTGAAGTTTTTCTCTATCAGCAGGTTTTGGAGTATTAGCTAACATAGAAAGTGCTTTATTGACATGCTTTACATGCACGTTTTTCTTTTCACCATTACCAAATATTAGATGATGAGTGTCACCTACAGGTTTCTTTCTCATTTGGTTAACAATGTTCTTATCTGCTTCTTGATCGGAGCTTTCTCCTGCAGAAGATTTAGTTTGTGCAGCATGCCATGCTTTAGAACCTTCTTTAGGAGGACGTCCACGACCTTCTGCTAATTCTTCGGTTGAATTTTCGTAAGATTCTTTTTGAGCTGCATAGTAAGCCCCTAAAGCCATCTTACGACGTTCTTCTTTAGTTTTATCTTTAAACTTAGGATTATCAGATTGAACAAAATCGTCAATCCACTTACCAACAGGATCAGATGCTTTTAATACTTCAGTAAGATCTACTTCTTCAGAATATGCAGCTTTTACTTTTTTAGATGCATCTTTTACATCTTTTACTGTATTTTTAACGCCACTAGCTACTGAATGAACTGCATTTACTGCGCCCATTGCAACTCTACCGGCTGTTTTAACCGGTACACCAACAGCATGCTTAACTAATGAAGCAGTACCTTTTACAATACCTTCATTAGTCTCTACTTCTTCTTTTTGCATTTCTTTACGTTTAGCTTTAATTGCTTTAATGGTATTAAGATATTTGTGTTCCATCTTATTCTCCCATTTCTGTATTCATGATAGAATCAAGACGAGCTTTTTCTTCATCAGAAAGAATACTTTCATCCATCTTAATATGTTCTTTTGGTGTTTTCATTTTAGTATGCATAGTGTACTTCATTTTTGGCTTTAATTTATGAAGAGCCTGTTTAGCCATATTCATAGCATGACTCTTAATAACAGAAGCTTCTTTCATTTCATTTTTAGCCATATGACCGCATTCATCGCAAACCATTTTACCTTTTTCTTCTTTATAATGACCATCATTACATTCAGAACATTCTTTACCTAGCATAGAAGCTTCTGGAAGAATTTTTTGTCCAGCTTCTTTTTTCTTTACTGCTACAATTTTATCAGCATGTGTAATTTTATCATAAGGAGGAGCTAGTTTAGCAAACTTCTTTAATTTCTCATCTGAAAGTTTTTCATCTACTACATCTGTTTCTTCTTTAGTAATAACTGAAGCACCTTCTGAAGGACTCATAGTTCCAGCTACTGGCACATCTTTCATCATTTTTTTCTTTTGTGAAGGAGTAGTTTCTTCACTAGACATAAAAGGATTAGACATAGAAGGCATAGGAGCAACTCTTTGATCAGAAGGCACACCTGCATCATCAGAATATAACATATAGTCATGTACACCACAAACCATAGACTTTGCTACTGCAATTTTAGATTGTACCCATGGTTCAATGTGCATGTTTGATGGCATATTATCTAAAAGACTTTGTGCATCATTAATAATTGCTCTAAGTTCAGTTCTTACCATTGATACTTCTTCTGGTGTATCATCATAATCTTCATTTACTGATTCACTATAAGAATGCATCATATTTCCAGATAATTTTTTAGCAAATTTATGAGCGACTGGCTTAGCACCTTGTGGGCCATAAGTTCTAACTGACATAATTGGGTTGCCTGTCTTTTTATTTAAATCTGATTGATACACTGCTACCTTACCATGTGATGGATGCTCAAAATGATGAGTCTGTCCATATTCACCGGCATGTGATACTTGATGTGAAATGCCATGCTTCTTAAGTACTTCTGGATGTACTTCAATATGATGAAGGTCGCCTTTTTCAGTATGACCGCCTTGATTATAATTACCAGCAGGCAAATTCTTTTCAGTCCAAGCGGCTTCGTCAAGAAGCTCAATTTCTTCTTTCATTACACCTTTATATTTTGTATCACTAATTTTATAGCCTTTTTTAGGTGAATATTTAAATTGAGCATCAGTCATTGCTTTATGTTTATCTTTTGCTTGAATTTTTTCTTTATGAACTTCTACAGGTCCGCCATCTTTAGAAGCATGAACATGTATAATATGTGTTTGCATATCACTATGAAATGGCTTGTTAGAAGCTAATTTATACATCTTTTCTCTTTTATGAAATGATGTTTGATTATTTGATCTAAAATAATTTTCATCTGTAGTTTCTACTTCTTCAGAATGTACTTGTCTATTTGAAGATGCTCTAGATGATAAAGAAGAATTTCTTTTGCCTTCTGCAGCAGCTTTTCTTTGTTTTTCTTTTCTCATCATATCTGAAATGTTTGATGAACCAAAAGATGCTTTATGTTGACTATCTTTATGTGTTTTATCGATCATAGAACCCATTGCTTCTTTTACATTAGCAGTTTCATAACCATTATTTGTTTCTTTATCGTCTAACTTTAATGTCTTATCATAAGCAGTACGATCTTCGCCTGGCTTATATGAGTTAAGATATTTGTTGTCATATGGTTTTGTTGAACCGTTAAAAACATGGTCTTGATCAGTAACCCCAGGAACCAAGTTCTTATGGTCAACTGCCTTGTGAAGGGCTTTGAAATTTTTCTCACCCTGAGATTGTGGTTGTTCTACTTCAAACAACTTACTCTTGATTATTTGCTTCAAATTCATCGGCATCTTCTGGGGTTCCTTCGTTATCTGTGTTATCTTGTGTATCTAAATCTGAATCGCCGTCTAGAGGTTCATTATTAGGATCACCATCAGTACTACCATAAATTGAAGCAGCAACATCCATGAATGTATCATCCATTCTTTCTGCTACTTTTGCTGTCATAATATCATCTAATGCAGGCTTAAGATTTACCGCATCTTTATTCCAAGCATGAACTAAAAGATCTTCTATATCCGCCATAATTACCTCCAAAAATCTATAATATATTTATAAAATTATTAAATTATCTACCAGCACCATCTACAGTTGGTACTGCTGAACTTGTTACATGTATTTTAATGTTGTTATTAGCATTAGCAGGCTGTTCAGCTGGTTGTGTTTCTACGTCTGGCTCGGGCTGATTAGATACCTCTGCTTCTATTTGAGCCATCATATCTTCTATGTCTTTATCTGTTTGATGAAGTATATTTTTTCTTACCCATTCTTCAGAAAAATACTTACCAATAAAAGGCTGTATTTCTGTTAGATTAGCTAATCTACTTTGTAATATTTCTGTATCTTTAAATTCTTCAAAATGACTATCTATTGCAAAATCAAAATTAATTTGATTAGATAATTCATTCCAATCATTTTCAGATACTATTCCTTTAAGAATTAATTGCTTTTCTAATGATTTCATTAAAAGATGAGAGAATCTTTTTCTCAGACGTCCTACAAACTTAACAAACTTTACTTCATCTCTAGAAATTTCAGTAGCTTTTCCTAAACTGAATACTTCAGAAGATGATTGAAGACGCGATACAGGAACGTTAAGAGATTGATATAACTTCTGTTGAAAGTATGTAACGTCTGCCATCTCACCTAAATTTTGACCTGCTGGAAGAGTAGTAATTTCTGTACCACGATTACCTTCTCTTCTTGGCAACCAATAATCTTCTAGCATCGTCATATATTTACGATCATCACGAACTTCACCGGTAGTAGCATCATAGACTAAACGATTCTTATGTTTAGTCATCATGTCTCTCATATATTGTTCAGCTTTAATCTTAGGAAGATTGCCAACATCAATATAAAAAATACGACGCTCTGGAGCACGTGAGATGCGGTAAATAACGGTTGCATCTTCTAATGTACGTAATTGATTAAGAGGGCGAATAGCTTTTTGAAGGTATGAATAAACAAATGCGTTGTTTTTATCCATTAAACCAGATGTAACATGAATAATAGAGTCTGCAGCAATTTTTACGCCATTAACAGCGCCTGCATCCATTGGAAGACCTGCATTACCACCAGCAGGTAAAAAATTACGCTCATTATATACATAATACTCGCGATTAGCATAAGCAACCGTAGTATCACCTTTAGTTTTCTTTTTAATTTCTCTTATCTTACGAATTTTTCTAGGATCAATATAACGAAGCTCTTTAATACCTTCTCTAGGGTTTTTTTCGTCTATGATAGCATGGAAATACATTCTGCCATCAATATACCATCTTTTAAAGAGATCATATGCTTCATTATGAAAATTAAGAAGTTCAATTATAATTTCAAATTCTTCTCTAATTTTTTCTTTTACATTTTCACTATATTTAATTTTATCAAGATTAATTTCTACAATTTTCTCTGCATCAGTATCAATGGCTTCATTGACAATATCGTCAACAGCTCTTTCGATATCTGCTTCTAATGCAATTTCGCGATATTTGGAAACTAGTTCTGATTCAGTACGTGCAGTACCATCTAAATCAATATAGGTGCCATATGCACCACCGGCTGCAACAATTACTGCGCCATCATCATTTACAGGAGGTGCAAATGATTCTATTGGTTCTTTAACCTTGCGGTTGATTTCAAATCCAAATAATTGTACCATAATAATAATTTTCCTTAAGAAAGTAAAGAGACCCTATTGTATTTATAGGGTCTCTTTTAAATTATTTCTTAAGCGCCACCAGCATTACCAGTAATACTATTCAATACTTCGAATGTGTCATACTGGAATGATACTTGGAAATCTTCAATTTCATCAGTAGTATTCCATGCCAAATCAATAGCTGAGATTTGATCAGGGAAGATACCATTGAATTGATATGTTCTTAGAATTGTACCGTCTTTACCAAACTGAGTTACAGTTGCTTGAGACTTATACACAGCTGGTGCAGAAGTTCCGAGAGCAGTAATATTTTGTTGATAAAGTTGAATTGAGTTATTCCAAGTTTCCATAGCATTTCTTACTAAGAAATCTTCATCATTGATGATAGTAACAGTCCATGGATCAAATTTACGATCTCCAGCAATCTTAAGCTTTCTACCAAAGTATGGTACTTCAATAGTGCCTAAAGATGAAGCAGGAAGTTGAGCTGCCTTACATAGGAAAGGCAACTTTAGATCTGCAATTGGATTAACTGGGTTACTAATAATAACCTGGAATAAACTAGGTCTCGCACCACCAAGTGTAAGTTGGGCACGAATGTCGTTGATATTAAATGCCATTTGTCATTCCTCCCTTAGAACTTACCAACAATTTCATCGAACTGAACACCGGTGCGTACTGCAACGAAGTTAAGCTGAATGAAGTTAATTGAGCGTGCTGGTTTAATGTAAATATCTCCTACAAATCTATTTCCGTCAATAACTTCTGGCGTATTGTTTGTTGCGTCACAAACTACCTTAAAGTCATAGATACCACGACGACCTTGAACATCTCTTAGATATGGTTCAACGAGGTTGCGGAATGCTGCTCTAGTAAAATCATCATTGAATTCAAATAGAGCAAACTTAGCAGCAGTAGAAATTGCTTTTTCAAGCACAATGAACAATCTACGTACGTTAATACGATCAAATGCAGAAGGTTGTGCTAACATTGTCTTATCCCCATACAATACAGTTCCTTGACCTGGGAATGTAACAACTGGATTAACACCATTCTTATAAAGAAGGTCGCGGTTAGCTTGATTTGGATTAAATGCTAATTTAACAACATTTTTTACCTGACCTCTGTTAAACCCAGCTGGTGAGTACCATGGATCACGTGTATTATCAGTTCTTACACATAGACCGGCAATATCACCATTTAGTGGAACCCAACGGTAAGTATCGTTATACTTGTCATATTGATATTTGTAACCAGAATCAAGTACAGAGTATGAAGAGGATCTTAATAAATTACGGAATGCAACTAAATTAGATCCTTCAAAACCGGGTACACCTACTACAGATTCATAAGGAGGAGATACGAAAACTACGCAATCTCTTCTTGATTCAGCAATATTATCAATTAGGTAATTTGGAAGAACTTCTCCAGACCCTGCTGATATTGAAGCTTTACCAGTTAATACTAATGAAATATCAATACTTTCTGCTGAAGCAAATACATCATATGCTGTTGCTACTGCAGATATTGAAATATCACTTTCTGTTGGACCATCTGTACCTTTTACAAAGTTTATATAGTGTGGTGCGCTAAAGTTAGGAGGTTGTAGCTGATTATTAGTAACACCTGAACCAACATAATCTGTAGCTGCCCAAACATATCTAGATGATTGATCTAATACGCGACGGTAATAAATTGAACCACCTTGTTCACCTTTTGCATCAGTTGCACGAGAAAGGTTAGGCCATACTTCTAAAATTTGATTAGGCACACCGGTAATAACACCTTGATTATCAACAACAACAATATGAAGTTGATCTCTAATTGCATTATTAGAAGTGCGTTGATTTACGTAATTAGAAACACCAGGTGCACCATCAACTGCATTATAAAATTCCCAGAATCTAGTAACTGCAGTGTTTCCACCAAGATAAGACATATTAATACCAGATTTTACTTTTAATACATCAGTAAAACCAATATTAAACCAATATTGTTGTACGTTAGAAGGATCAACGACTGGTATTGTAGAATATGCAACTTGCATATATTGTACACCTGTAGTTGCATCTCCTACTTTAATGTAATCATTTAAGTTGATGTTTGAATATATGTTAAATGCAGAATCATTAGCAAATAATGCACCGAAACCAGATGTATTAGCACAATTAACTACTATGTTAGCTACACTAGAACCAATATCTAGCATGAATTGTGCAGTAGTATTAGCAGCATAAGTAGCTGCATTACCATTTGGTGAATTATTAGCCATATTTGCAGCTGTTAGCATGCTGCTATAGGCATTTGCAGTAGGGCAAATAGAAATTCTTAGAGAATTACCTAGGGCACCTGGATACTTAGCAATAAATGGCTGATTAGAAGAGAAAGATCCACTTTGAATATTAAAATCATCAGAATTTCTTACTGTTACGTTTGCAGCAGTACCGCCAGTATATGCATAAGCATTATATGTTCCAGTATTAGCTGCTCTAGAAATATATAATTGATTACCGTAAGCTAGGAAGTTAGCTGCAGTAAAAAATGTTTCGTAATTGTTGGCTGTAGGCTTACCGAAATATTGAACTAGTTCATCTTCAGAAGATACTAGGAATGCCTGATCTACAGGACCCCATCTGAATGTTCCAGCAAACGCACCAGTTGTAGTAGATACTGCAGGTACGATTGTTGTCAAGTCAATTTCTGATACGTTTACACCAGGACTTACTTGAAATGGCATGGTTTTCTCCTTTAATATAATATAAACTTTAAGATCTTTTATTACTTATTTATAAAAAATCAATTTAGAAGAAAATTTGCAAATTCTGAATCGTTTAATACTCTATTTAGATCTTCTTGACCATCATCAATAAATCCAAAAGGAGTAAAGTTTTCTTCTTGGCCTTCTAGCAATAGTAATCTAATATCAGAATTAGAAATATCTTTAAAATATGGCTGATTTATCAACCATGCAAAAAGCACCATACACATAACTAAATCATCGTGATACCCGTCTTCTGCATTATAAGAAGAACCATCCATTACATAAGTTGAAAGTTCATTTATTACATCATAATCATTTAATATTATTTTTTGATTTTCTATAATAGACTTAAGATTTGCGCAACCTATTCTTTTAACTGATTTAGTAGTTTTTACACCTAATTTAGATAAACCGTCGCTACCAATAACAGTACCTTTTCTACCGTTAGTTTTAGTCATTACGACATTTTCATATTCTAAATCTTGTTGTAAAATATTAACAACCTGTGATCCAATATTAGTTTCAACTAAAATAGCAGCTTCATTGAAATATCTTCCTACATTATAAAGTACATTAGGAAACATTAACTGAGAAATACTAGCATCTTGATATGTTGCAACTACCTCGTATGGATTAATAGTGATATCTACAACTACAAAAGCGGAACTATCAAGACCTAGTCCTTCTGCCACATCTACTATCATAACATATACGTGATCTTTTTCTGGTTGTTTAAATAATTTTACACCTTGATTTACAGAAATTGGATTTATAAATGTTAATTTAGCCATTGCAGAAGGATGAATAAGAGTGTTAGCAGATCCTAAAAATTCACATTCAAATTCTTGTCTAAATTGATCTATAGATGTACTACGGATCATTTGATCAGCCCAGGCTTGGTCTCTTCCAGGAACATCAGACCAATGAACATCTACTCGTGCATAATCATTGTTACCATTTTCTGAATCAACCCACAGTTTATAGAATAAATTCATTCCATTAGGTGTAGATGTTATAAGAAGCTTAGATGTATTACCAGAAGATATTGTAGGAAATACTGAGGCAAAGAATGCATCTTGAACATTACGAGGCACGAAAGCAAACTCGTCAAGATAAACTAAGTTATAAGATTGACCACGAACAGCAGATGATGATGTAGCAGATGCAAGTATCTTAGAACCATTTTCAAGTTCAATGTTACCTTTATTCCACTCAACTACTCCTTGTTGAAGCCATTTAGGTAACCATTCATATGCAAGTTGAATTCGTGAAAGAATTTCTCTAGCCTGTACTTGTTTATTAGCAAGAACTGCTATGTTATAATTTTCATTAAAAAGAATCTTATGTAGTAAATAACCTACAACACCAGTTGTCTTACCGACCTGACGAGGCATTTTACAAATTGTATATCTATTATCATTAAAAGTTTTAAACATATTCTTTTGATATTGAAATGGTTTAAATGGAACCAAACCTTTATCTACAGATACAATTTTTACATATGTTTCACAAAAATAATCAACATCATTAGCACATTTCCAGAATTCTGCCATTTGTTCTGGAGTAAAAGATATTTTTACATCTTTATTTTTAAGATTTTTATTACCTAGGTAAATATCAGCCATTAGCTTTATCTTTAATCATTTTAAGTAGTTCTGCAGATGAACCAACAAACAGATTATTATTTGTTACATTAGTTTGTTCTGGTTGCTCAGTTTTATCTAATTCTTTTTTCTTTTTAGCAAGTTCTAAAAGATCTTTATTAGCATCAACCATAGTTTTAATAAGATTAGTTACTACTTCAAATGCGCGCGCTGACTCAGACTGTTTAGCAATATCCATAATATCTTCTAATGCAGTATTACCTTTTTCTATTATATTATAAAGATTATCTCTGGCATAATCATAATCATTTTTAATAGTAGAAGGTGGTACAACTACTTGATTTATAATCTCATCGTTTAAAGGTTCTAATCCTAAGGATTGTGAAATAATATCTTTAGCCACCTACAAACTCGCCTGTATTAACGTTAAAATATGTATTTGAAGTTACATTATAAGTGGTATTAGCATTACCGGCATATGTTTGTGTAGTATTAATAATAAACCCGTAATGCGTATTTTCATCTATTTGAGAAATATCTACAGATAAAGCTAGATTAGATGTAGGCATACCGTTTGCTGTTAATCCTGGGCGAATAGTTGTTTCTATAAATCCACTATTTGCAGTTAAATCAGCATATATTCTAGTATCTGTAAGTTTAATAATTTTGCTTTCAGTAATTGGCCCATAAAAATAAGCTTTCATAGTAAAGTTTAAAATAAATGTTAATACTCTTCTTTGTAAAAAATTATCTTCATATTGATCATCAATTGATACAGAATCTAATATAGTAGGGATATCTGTTACCATATCAAAATCTTCACCTAAAAGATGAGCCTGTACGGTCCATTCAGGAGTAAAATAAGGAAGAATTTGTTCAATAATTTTAAGCCCGTCTTCCATAGTTTTAGTAAGGATTTGTAATTTAAATCCTATATCATATGGAACAGAAGAGTATACTTTCTTATATACGTTATGACCATTAATGTTTTTCTTTGAAGCGATTTTATTTAAAGTCTGCAATTTTCTATTAGGAGCATATTGAATTCTTTCAATTTCAAATGCCATTCTAGGTAGAGTAATAGAAACTTGAGCAGAACCAGTAGGATTATCTTGAAGACGTGCTAAGAATTTTTCGCGCGGACCGTATGCAATAGGTACCTTTATCTCTTGAATTAAGTTGCCTGCATCATCAGTTCTATCAATATAAAGATTGTTAAAAAGCGTGCCAAATATGGCAACGTACTTTTTAAACAAAGAATTATAAAATGGAGTGCCGCCAATCATTAGATTCTCTTTGTTTCACTAAATGGATCTTGTTGTGTAAAATCTAAGAAATTTACAGCTATTTGATCAAATGTAGAATTTTGTTGATTTGTTTCATTTTCAATACCATATTCTTCTTCAATTAAATCAAAACCTTCTTCAGTCATTAATACAGTATTGTCTTCTGATTGTAAATGATAAGGCTCAGTAGTTGTAGCAAAAGCATTATATACTGCATCAATAGCAGGAACACCAGTATTAAATATTTCATTGCTATATTCAAATAATTCACAAGTAACATCATAAAACTGTAGTGCACCAAATTGATAAAATACAGGTCTTACATTTACATATTTAATTTGAAATAATGCTTTATTTAATGGAAACCAAATAAGATCAGATTCTAAAGGACGATCTCTTCTAGTTAACTGGCCAACTTCTTTATCAAAAGTAAAATTAGCTACAGAAAATGTAATTTCTTCTCTTACTTCTACACCAAATGAAGATAGAAATTCACCATCACCATCAAAGCCATCAATTGATTTAATATACATTACTGTTGTTACAGCTTGATTGTATCTTGATGTTTGCTGTTCTCTAAATTCAGTACTTAAATTAATAATTTCTCGAGGAAGGTAATAAAGATCAATACCGTAAAATTTAATTGATTCAACAACTAAATCTTGAATAAGGTTTTGTTCATTTTTAGAATTAAAATTATTAATATAAAAATTGGATGGCATTTATTATCCAATCATATCAGTAACTGGTAAACTGTAACCAATAATTACTTCTTGTTCCATCTTTTCAATTTCAGCTGAAGCATCATTATATATTTTTTCACCGTTAAATTGCACACCGCCTGGAAGTTGCATGCCTGTAAATTTAATTAAATTAGCACCCCATTGCTGTTTAATAAGCGCAGTTGCATATTTTTGCAACCATCTATCATCCCATGCAGATGTATAAACGTCCGGATCAACTACCATGTATGCTTCTGCTACTATATAACTTCCAACAGTTAACTTTGTCCAATCTGTATCAATATATAATTTACCTAAATGTCTATTATATCTGATTGGTTGTTTTCCAACTAGTATTTGTTCTAGCAATTGAAGTTGCTGGAATGCCATATAATATGGAACCATTGATTGATATGTCAAAGTATACAAATCATTTAAAGCAATTTGATAACGAATATTAAAAATATTATTAGTAGAAATATAATCTCCAAGATCAAATATATTTACAACACCTATAATATTTTCCGGTACTGGGATATATTTGTTATCAATATCAGTTTGAGAAATTACATATTTGTAGAATGTTTTTTCTGCACCTTCAAAATGATAATCATACCAAAATTTAAGTGCATCATCTATACGATCATTTACCTGATCTGGATCAACATTAATGTCAATAACAGGTGCTCCTAAACGTCTTAAACAATAAGACGCAAAATCTGCTCTGTTTGTAATTTTAGTAAATGACATTATTATACCCTTTTATAATATTTATTAAGAAATATATGTAGGAGGATTAGTTGGTAAAGAAGGTAATGCATTTAAAAGCCCGCTACTAGTCTGTCTTAGAATAGAAATAGGCGTAATTACATTATTTTGTTTGTTTATAATTAGGTGAGTGCTATAACCTAGTATTCTAGCTTGAGAGATTATAGAATCTCCTATTCTTTGAACAATCATATTGGTACTGGCAATCATTACGCACCTAAAATATCTTTTAATTTATCTGTATTTTCTTGTCTTTCAGCTAATCCGATAGTTCCTCCATTTACTTTTTTTGTAACAGCAGTAACATCGTCTGCATCAGCTAATTTATTAATGCCATTTTTATGCCAAAACCAAGCAGCCGACTCTACAGCACCATCAACTGTTGCTAAATGTGTAATTAAATCTTCTAGATTTACATCTAAATCATTTGCCATATGGGTGTAATTATCTCTACCAGTTAATTGAATAAGACCATGACCTCTAAATTTGTAGCCATCACCTGATTCTTCATCTCCGTTTCCCATTCTATTAGCATAAACTCGATTTGCAATTTTAACTGGTTGATGAGCATAATCTTCTGCATCTACATCTTTAAAGTACTTTGGAAATATTTTTTCTAGACCTTCAGCTTTATAATTTAAATTTTCTTCTGTAACAGTAAACCCGCCAGATTCATGACCGGTTTGAGCAAGAAAATGTGCCCATCTTAATTCATTATTAATTTCATAATGGGTTGATAATTCTTCTGCATTTTCTACAAGCGCTTTTACTATTGAAGCTTTTGCATGCGGAAAGCAAGATTTAATAATTTCTTCAGTAATCATCTTAAACTCCTTATGGTATATTTTCGTTATACATTATGAAAGCCATTGTAAATGTAGCAGGCTTATAGTTAAAATTAGTAAATGTTATTCCATTAATATTAGTTTTTTGCGGTGTAGCAGCAGTAGGAAATGTTGGATATGTTGCCGATGCTATAATAGAGTGAGAGTGGTTAGTTGCCGGTTCTAATAAATGACTTCCAATATTTTTAGCAGTACCTGCAGGCCCAACTGCATTTACAGCTCCTACAACACCATGTGAATGTGCACCGTTTGCAGCTACCGTAATATTGTTTATTTTCATTTTATTTTCTAATATTGTAATGTTAACATTATTGTCTGAGTCATTGAAATTTGCTCCAATGTAGAAACCTCTAAGATCTGGTGTTCCATTATTTCCATCACATACATGCCAATGCGGCGGTAAAGTAGTAGAGTAAGATTTACCAGTATAACCTAATGCAGCACTTGGACAGTAACCTATAATAACTCCGTTAGCAATAGTAGTTTGATCATTTTTAGTAAAATAGGCTTTTAACTTTTTACCTTTTAGATATGCATTAACATTATAAGTTACTGAATGATTGTGTCTTCCACTTGCTCCAAAAAGTGAAGCAGTTTGACCTGATTTATTAGATTTACGTTGTGGTGTATTTACACCACCAGCACTAGAAGGAGTATGATCGTGAAATGGTGAGTTATTAGAAGTTACACTAAAATTAGTAGTAGAATTAAAATAAGATCCAGATGCATCATTAAAGCAAGAAAGATAAAACGTATTACTTAATATATCACTTCCTCTTACTGGATTACTATTCACAGACTGTGAGCCTGAATAAAGTGGATCTGTTCGTGTATAAGAATCTGAAGGTAAATTGTTACCAAAAACAATTACATTTTTAGGTAAGAATGTTATTATTTTAGTTCCATTTTTTATAGTTGGATCTTTTAATAACATATTAACAGTAGTTTGTGGAATACCTATCGTTTCTAAATTAGCAATATTTTGAGGTAATAATGTACCATTTGCAGATAAATTTTTAATATTTAATAATGCGTTTGCTATATTAAGTCCAGACACTTCATGATAATGACCATTATGAGGCGTAGTATAATTATAATACACATCAGTAACTAATGTAGAAGCAGTATCGCCGGAATTAAATGCAAACCCTAATGTTGGTTGAGTTTGAAATCCTGCTACAGTAGGATTATGAGCACCACCTATGTCTAAAAATGTTGAGCTGTTAGTAAAACTGCTAACATCTAAATTAGCCGAGGAGTATATACCTACTGCAGAATCAACAGAGTAATCATTAACACAATATACTAATGGCCAATCTATAGGCGTTTTAGAATTAAAATTATTAGTTTTTGTAGAAAGACTTATATAGTAATCTATGTTAAGATTGCCTGAATATGTAGAATTCCAATTTTTTATTTTATCATAGTAAAAAAGTACAGCATAATCTGGCAACGAAACTGTTATAACATTTTCTTTTTGAATATAAGTTCTTGAGAATGAAAAGTGCGTACTTGATACAGGCATTTTTAACCGTTAAAACCTTTAATAGCTAAAATACCATACCATGTAGTTCCTGCATTTAAAGTATATAATGTTATAACATCTGTATAATTTGGTTGTATAGAAAGAACAGGTCCTGTAGGAGGCGTACTTTCACCAGTTGGCCATTTTATATTTAAAGCAGACCAATCTATTGTTCTGTTACCTGTACCGTCTTGTTTAATAAACATTGTTGCGGTATATAATCTACCAGACACCATTCCAGTAGTACCTATTGTAACACCAACAACAGAATCAGTTAATGTTACAGTAACAATATTTCCATTAGCGGTTGGTGTAAAACCAAAACCGGTTACTGTTGCATTACCAATTGGATTTACTACTTCACCATATCCAAGAAGAACTGGATTAAACAATGTATTATAATTCATACTGATGCCAGTAGACATTGAATTAGTAATGTAAGTATTTGTATCAAATACAATACCAGAAGCAGCAGCATTTACTCTTAAAAATGCGTTTGGAGAAGTATATGAAGCAGGAAAATCAACAAGACCAGTTAAACTCACATTGGGTACAGATCCAGTAAAACCAGTAGATCCTTGATAACCAAAAGGCCCTAGCCCTCCTGATGCACCTACTGACCCAGTATAGCCTGTTAGACCGTAACCTACACTACCTGCAAATCCTGCTGAACCTAAGAATCCTGAAGATCCTAAAAATCCTACTGAACCTTGAAATCCAGAAGAACCTAGGAAACCAGCTGATCCTTGGTAACCTGTGTCACCTAATGACCCTTGAAATCCAATATTAATTGGTCCAGGAGGGCCGACAGAACCTTGAAATCCTACTGAACCAGCAAAAGAAGTAGATCCTTGATAGCCTACTGGACCTTGATCACCTATTACACCTTGTGATCCTCTAAAACCAACATCACCAAAAGATCCTTTATATCCAGTATCACCTAAAGAACCTTGAAATCCTGATGATCCTAAAAATCCAGATGAACCTTGAAACCCAATTGAGCCAGTATAACCAACAAAACCTAGTGATCCTTGATACCCTGTATATCCAAAAGATCCTTGAAATCCAGAAGATCCTTGAAAACCTATAGAACCTAAAAATCCTACAGGTGCAGCAGCGTCACCACTAGCCCAATAAGGTCCAGTTGAACCAAGGATTAAGAAGGCACCGGTAGAACCTGTATACCCGTCAGGATTAGTTTTATCAATCTGGGAAACGAAAATCTTCGTGGTCATTTTAGATTTTTCCTAAAAGTAAATGTATTTTTAAGTATTTATAAGATTCAAAGGTAAGATAATTTATTATAAATCCCCGGCATTAGAAGGAAATGTTCTTGTGTCTGTTGAATAACCGTAAATTATTCTTACAGCACCTTGCCCGCCTTTACCGTTAACTGCAGGGTTTCCGTTAGCACCCTGTGTACCACCGCCTCCACCACCGTATGCTCCTCCAACTGGAGCAGATGCACTAACAACTCCGCCATTTGTACCAGCTGCTCCTCCTGAACCACCACCGCCTCCAGTAGGATTTACAGGAGTATTTCTAAAACCTTGAGTACCAGCTGTTCCATTTGTACCAGAACCTAATAGTCCAACACCACCACCTCCAGCACCACTACCACTACCGGTATTATTTGTACTGTAAGCAGCTCCCCCGCCACCGCCACCACCTCCTGCACCTGCAATAGCTGCTATACCTCCAGAGTTTCCTGATGAAAATCCACCACGTCCTCCAGCACCTGAATAACCTGCAGCACCACCTCCACCTGCACCGTAAGGTGATCCAGAACCAGTAAAATTACCTCCTGCTCCTCCTGAATTTGCAACTATACCTGAGATACCAGTACCACTTCCTCCCGATCCACCAACAGTACCAGATCCTCCACTTCCACCCTGAGCAGTAATTATATTAGATCCATTAACAAGTACTGTAGTAGAAACACCTACTGTATTTGCTGTACCACCATCTCCTACGATTCCTGAAACAATATCACCAGCTTTTACTGTGTAATTGTTCAGATATACTAAACCACCTCCGCCACCTCCTCCAGCGTTGGCTATATTTGCACCTCCACCACCTCCCCCAACTGCAACAACACATATTCTAGTTACTCCTAGTGGTACTGCCCATGAATATGCACCTACTGTAGTAAAAATAATTTGTGACGGTGCTGCAGGTGGAATTATTAGACCATCACTATAACCAGCACCTATATATTCATTTAAAAGATAGGTACTCATATTAGATCTTTACATAATATAGTGTTGCTTTTAACCCGCTAGCACCAGCGCCGTTAGCAGACACACTAAATTGTAATTGTGTATCATCTGCAATAGTGGCTAATCCTGTTGCTGACATAGATGCAGGTCCTGTATTAGAAATTACACCAGATGCTAATGATGGGGTTGCCGAAAATATAGAAGATCCGCCAGATGTAATATCTACGGATGTTGTTGTTGTACCTGTTATTGATAAAGATATTCTTGCATAGGGAGGTACTAATGTCATGGCATAAGGAGCTCTTGTTACAATTTTAATACCTTGTGTTATTTGAGTTGATTCATCAGACAAGGCAACAGTAAGTGTCTGAACTGGAGAAATTTTAGCATTAGTTATTGTACTATTTGATATAGCAATAGAAGTAGAATTAATAGTAAGATTGCTTACTGCAATTGAATCATAAATGGATAATGATTTACTATTATGAACTGAGTTAACAGATGTATTTCCTATTAATAAAACACCATTAGAAACATATAAAGTAGAAGCAGCACCATTAGCTCCATACACATACAATGTAGGTGTTTGAATATAGTTTGTTGTTACAGATTGAAATATAGCATTTCCATTATTAATAGTACCACTTACTAAATTGTTATTAGCTGTGGGATATAAGTTTATAGTCGTTGTTGATAAAGTGGGTGTTCCAGTAGTAGATAATAAAGTACCTGTAATAGAATCAGCAAAAGTACTAGATTGAAAATTTAACAAGGATGTGCCTGGGGGTGCATTTAATGGTGCGTTTGGAGGAATAAACCCATGTATGGAGTAAATATTATTGTTTGCAACAACTCTTATGTTTGAATAGGTAGCATTTGAAAGATTATATATACCACCCCAATTGTACGGATACCCGGTTGCAAAATTTCCATTAGATGGAACTGTATTTAAATCATAAACAGTACCATTAATTGCAAAATACATGTTATTATTAAAGCCTATCCAGGCCATATGATACCACACACCAGTTGCAATTGTTAATCCTGTTAATGTAAATATTGTACCGTATCCAATTTGAGAAGCTGATAACGTAGTAGTATTAGCAAATAATGCATATTGATTTGGACGACCTCCACCACCTGTATTATCAAACCACATAGGTGTCAATGTTGAAGTTGTTGAAAGAGTATTAAATTTAACAAAAAATTCTGAAGTAAAGCCATAACCATTACCAGCATAAACTGAGGTTGTTCCAGTACCGATATTAACATATTGTGATGAACTTAATGTTGTTGCATATGTGCTAAAATTATTTGTTAAAATAGCCATAGTATTTGCATTAAACACATAATTTTTTGATGCAAATGTCGTATATGCAGAAACAGCATTAATTGTTATGTTAGCATTATGTACTACATTACTATTAAAAGTAACATTTGCAACACCTAAAATTATGTTGGCGGAATTAATTGTATTATTGGTAACATATGTAGCTGATGCATAAGAATTAGATACTCCTACACCACTAGTAGAAAAATAAGAGTTAGAGACATAGGTATTACTATCCCAATATAACCCCGTGCCGTTAGATAATAGAGTTTGAAATGCTGTACCAATAGAGCCGTTTGCTATAATACCAGCAGGTGATGTTAAAGGTAATGTTGTAGAAAATATTACGTTAGCATTATGAATAGTAATACTATTTGCGACTAAATTAGCATTGTGAATTGTTATACCGTTTGCAGTTAATGAACTATTAACTGTCAAAACGTTTACTGCAATAGATTGACCATTTGCAAACCCGCCTGCAGCATTTGCCCAATATATTCCACCGGAAGAATTAGAATATAAAAGTTGGCCTGCTGAACCAATATATCCGTTAGCAGATATAGAATTTGCAATTAAAGTATTACCAACAAATAAATTGTTACTAGTTTTACTAAATGTTAACCCAGCTGATGCATTAGCATAAACACCATCATTATATAATACTTGTGATGTGCTGCCTGGTGCTACGATAGCACCAGAAGAACCTTGAAACCCTATAGATCCTTGAAAGCCAGAACTACCTACTATAACCCATGTGGTACCAGTCCATTTCCAGGTGTTACCACCAGAAAAATATAAATTACCGATACTAGGGCTACTAGGAAAACTTAGTGACATTTTTTATTAAACTTGTTGTGCTGCTTTTAATAGATCTGGCAATTCTTCTGCTGGTATCTGTGTTAACAAAGCTTGATATACTTTCACTGATTTATTCATTTCATGCTTTTCTGTTGCTATAAGATGTCTAACACGCTCTCTAAATTGATAGTCATTTACTAGATCATGATAATCTGAAGGAACGTTTTGAATAGGTGTTTCTTTATATGCACTAATAACTGCTGGCCATTCATCTTTTGGAAGAGAATCTAAAATTACTTGATAATTTATTACATTTAATTCGTATGCATGTATTTCTTGTTCTCTCATAACAATATTTCTTGCAATTGTTAGTTTTTTATCCGCATCTGTAATAGTAAAAAAATCCATAATAAAACTCCTTTTAATAATTATAATTGTTTGTTACTATTGAATATGTAGTTACAGAAGATCCTGAAGTAAAAGAAGCGGAATAAGATGTACCTATACCTGTAGGTACAGAGCCTGTTCTAGTTACTGGGTAACCTCTTATTCCATATGATGTAGTGTTTGATAAATCATATAAGATGTCAGAAGAACTATATGATATTGTACTTCTACCTGTTGTATATCCAGTGGCAGAGGAGGTTATAGTAGATATATAAGCACCGTTAACTGAATTAGTAGAATGAATATATATATTACTTGGCGTTGAAGCTAATAAGAATGTCCCGTCTTTAGAATAACTTGCATCTACTGCAGCAGATCCACCTGTACCAACAGAGCCTGCAGAAACAGCAGACGCTGTAGAAGATGAATAAGAAAAAAGATGTAAGCTTAAAAAAGAACCACCTATAGCTAAAGCTTTACCTGAAGGATGAATAGAACCTCTATAATAGTCATAGTTAGCTGCAAATTCTAATTCTACAGCAGTTCCTATTACACCTGTAATAGAGTTGAAAGTAAACCCATATAAAGTACTTGACGGACTATTATAGGTAGTTGTAATAATAGAATCTTCTAACGGTGACCATTTAACAAAATCATATCCATTTGAGGTAATATTATCTGTTCCAACAGTTGCTGATGATCGAAAAGACCCTATTCCTGTAGTTGCATTAAAATTGTATATACTAACATATCCTACACTAAGATTTGTTACAAATCTAATGGCAATAAAGTTACCTGAAGGACTAATTTGAGCACTTTTTGCATAATATGTACTGCCTACAGTTATATTAGACAATGTTGAACCAAAACCAGTGCTACCCCAACTTAATACTTTTACTATACCACCGCTCAACTCTACCCATACAATACTGCTATTATCAGGAGAAAATTGTATATCGTTACCCGGTCCGCTAGGTAATGTTCCAGGATTAGAAAACGTTGTACCAAAACCAGAGCCTGGAAAAAAATTAATTACTTTAACATAAGGGGATACACTAATTGTAGATGCAATAACAGGAGATGCTGTATTTCCTGCTGCAATAGGCCATCTTCCTAAAGATTTGTTTATATTTTGATCAAATCTTGACCATACTCCAGACGCGCTGGCCGTAGAAGGAATATTGTAAATACCTTTTACACCGCCGTTAATAATCATTAGGACATTATCTCATAACTAATAATACTATTTAATTTATTATTTTGCGATGCATATAAAACTATAGTATGATTTTCTTCCATATAAAATGTGGCAGTTTTATCTATGATAGTAAGAGTAGATTGTGCAGGAACAGATATATTGTTAGCTACTGTAACACTAGTGATACCGTTATTGTAGTTCATAGTAACACCATATGCAGTAACACCGTCCATATTACCGATCATTAATGTATTTACTTTAAGAACAGTACCGGCTGATCCTGATAGTATAGTAACACCACCAGTAGTTATCTGAGCAGTATTAGATTTACCAGTTACAGAAGATAAAGCTAAAATATTTGGGTTTGCCATTTGCTATTCTCTTAAATTCCAAAAATAATTGATATACCTATAGCTGCACTTAGAGAGCCAGCTGACCCTTGATAACCAGTAGCTCCTCCTGCAGGTCCAGGATTTCCCACAGAACCAGCATAACCGGTCTGTCCTTGAATGCCTACTGATGTTACCGAAAGCCACACATTAGAAGGAGAATACCATATATTTAGCAGACCAGTAGAAGAGTCTAGCCATAATTGGCCAGTAGCAGGAGTACCTGGAGCAGTATCACTAACTACAGCATTTGCAAGACCTATAGATCCAGCATAACCAAGAGATCCTGTATAACCGAAAGATCCATTAAATCCTGCTGACCCTTGAAACCCAGCAGATCCTTGAAACCCAGCAGATCCTTGAAACCCAGCAGATCCTTGAAAACCTACAGATCCTTGATACCCAGTTGATCCTTGGTATCCAACTGATCCTTGAAACCCAGTTGAACCAGTATAACCTAAGTAACCTTGGTTACCTTGTGAACCGGTATACCCAATGGTTGTAGATGTTGCCTGCCAGTAACCATATACTGCATTCCAAGTCCAAGTTTTACTACCTAGTGTGTATACTTGATTAGGTGTTGGGTTAGCAGGAAAATTAATACTCATTAAAAATAAAAACCTTTTTATTAGCTACCATAATGCTCTTCAATCATAATAATACCAGAAGCACCTGTGTTACCTGAACCAGACTGTGATGTACCGTTAGCTCCACCTCTTCCGCCAGTACCTACTACATATGAATACGTTGCATCTGGAATTCTTATTATAACATCTATGTAACCTCCAGCGCCTCCACCGCCGCCGCCTCTTGCGTTAGTAGCGTTAGTGCTGCCACCACCTCCGCCGCCGCTTCCTGTATTTGGTGACGCAGCAATTGAAACTGCATCCGGGGTTGTACCACCAGAACCTCTTGCCCCTGCACCTCCAAAAGGTGATGCACCACCAGAACCACCAGAAACATAAGTAGAAGGAGATGATGACCAACCTGGTTCTCCAGATGCACCGTTTAATGCAATACCAAATGCTTTTGAAGTATCACCAATAGAAGCAGTACCTCCAAAACCATATTGCAGATCATATGCACCAAAACCACCTTGACCAGGATTACATACTAGTAAAGTACCACCAAACGTTGTTGCAGTTCCGTTTGCTCCTGCATATACTGAATTATATGTGGTTGAATTATTAGTGCCACCACCACCACCGCCACCGCCACCGCCTATCATTCGTACGCGTATCCACACAACACTTCCTGGTGTTGTATATGTTCCAGAACCAGATGTAAACACGTTCATAGTAGGTGAAGTATAAGTTATAGTAGGTGTTGATCCTGTAGATCCAACATAACCTGTTGCACCTATTGAACCATTAAACCCTTTAGAACCTACATACCCTGTACCAATAGAACCTGTAAAACCTATAGATCCTACAAATCCAATCGATCCGTTAAAACCAGTAGAGCCCGTAAATCCTGTTGAACCTGTAAATCCAATAGATCCGTTAAATCCTACTGAACCAGAATAACCTATAATGCCTTGAATGCCTTGTGATCCAGTATACCCGATAACACCTTGAGACCCATTATAACCAGTTTGACCTAAAAATCCGCTAGATGCAATTTCTACCCACTGTGAACCGTTAGCATCTGTTGTGTATACTAACTCAATTCCAATATCAGTATTAAACCATCTATCACCTGGATTAGGATATAGAGGAGCAGTATTAGATTGTGTGTATAAACTGTTTGCACCTTGCGAACCAGTATACCCAAAAGAACCATTATATCCCGGTGTAGTAGAAGCAGACCCTGTATATCCAATTGACCCTGTAAATCCTACCGATCCATTATAGCCTATTACACCGTTAACACCTTGGGATCCAGTAAATCCTAATGACCCTATAAATCCTACTGATCCTTGAAAACCAGTTGACCCTTGAAAACCAGCTGATCCTATATACCCTATTGAACCTGTATATCCAATAGATCCGTTAAAACCTATAGATCCATTAAATCCTGACGACCCTTGAAATCCAGTAGAACCGTTATAACCTAATGATCCTGTAAAACCTAATGATCCTGTAAAACCTATCGACCCATTAAACCCTGTAGAACCAGTATACCCAATAGAACCGCTGTAACCTAAAGATCCTGTATAACCTAGTGATCCAGTAAATCCTACCGACCCATTAAACCCGGTAGAACCAGTAAAACCAAAAGAACCGTTGTAACCTATGGATCCAGAATAACCTATAGAACCTATAAACCCTACTGAACCATTAAACCCGGTAGAACCAGTAAAACCAGAAGAGCCAATATATCCTATAACACCACTTGTTCCTTGAGATCCTACAAACCCAGCTGATCCTTGAAATCCAGTTGAACCTGTATAACCTATAGATCCTGTATATCCAATAGAACCATCATAGCCTAAAGAGCCTTGAAACCCGGTAGAACCATAATATCCTTGTGACCCGGTATATCCCATGTATACAGATGCACCAGAAGATCCGGTATACCCTATCGAGCCTGAATAGCCTATTGTTTTTGATATTGCAAACCAATAGTTTCCTGACGCATTCCATTGCCAGGATTTATTTCCAAATGTATAGATATCACCATCTGCTGGGCTATTAGGAAAATCAATAATTGTCATTTTTATTCATAGGTTAATGTTATATAATATTTATTAAGGGTGATTATTATCTTGTGAAACTACACTAGGATCACCTGAATATAAAATAGTTAGTCCGGTATCTTCTTGTAAAAAATTACTTGTTGGCATATTCATTATAAATGTATCATTACTATCTGCTATATTGTGTGCTACAGATGGTGTAAAATAATTAGTATATCTTGCAGTTTTAGATATTCTTAAATTAGTAAGGTTTCCCTTAAACCAATAAGGGAAGTATGTATAATTAAATCCAACATGAAGAATATTATTATCTGAAAAATAAGCTGGAGATATAGATGATAATACATTCCCATTTAAATAACCAATTAAACTATGATTAGATGAAGTATATACTATGGCAACATGATACCATTTGTTAAGATCACTTCCTCCTAAATTTATAGGAAATTGATAATCTGTTGAAATTCTTTGATTACGTAAAGTTAAAGAAGTCCATCTAGATGCAGAAGGACCTTGTAATTTAAATTCCCATCCTGGATTTCCACTTCCAGTGTGGGTACTCATAATAACCATATTATAATATCCACCAGAATAACTAAACCACTTAGGATATATCCATGCTTCTATAGTAAAATCATTTAGTGAGCCGGAAGTAATAAATCCACCTGTACGGGAAGTATAAAGATACCCTGATCCTAAACTTCTATCTGAATTACCAACATATAGATTGTTAAGAAGCGCGCTTCCGTATGAAACTCCAGCTGGCAAATATGCAGCTTGATAGGGTATAGAAGTTATAGCATTAAAAATACTCATTAAGATACACCACCACCAGAAATAACAAAAGTATTATTATCCACGCATATTATAACTGCAATACCATTTACTCCTACTGTTCTGTCTCCAACAGAAGTAGTATTAACCAAATATACGGTTGTGCCGCTTCCTTGAGTAACTGTAATACCGTTAGTTTGGCTACTGTTATATATTGTAATTGTCTGACCTGCTGTAAATACATTTGAAGGTATAGTAACGCTATAAGATGTATTAATTAATTTACCATCATCCGAAGATTGTAAAACATAAATTGAACTTTGAGTTGAATTTATTAATGATTGTGCAGCTGAACCTGTATACCCTATAGTTCCTATTGAACCAGAATATCCGGTCATACCTAAGAAACCGCTTGCAGCTAATTCTACCCACTGATAAGAATTACCATCATAAGTCCATACTAGTTCAATACCAGCTGTAGTATTATACCATCTATCTCCAACTAAAGGACTAGAAGGTGCAGTATCAGAGGTAATATAAGAACTTTCACCTTTAGAACCCTGATAACCAGTAGATCCAGTATAGCCTTGATAAACTGATGCTCCAGAAGATCCAACAAATCCAGTAGAACCTGTATATCCTATAGAACCGTTATATCCAATAACGCCATTATCACCTTTTGAGCCTGTATAACCTATAGAACCATTATAACCCAGTACACCATCTTGACCTTTAGATCCAACATAACCTACTACACCTTCTGCAAATATCTGCCATAAATCTGTTCTTGCAGCAGGAGTACCAGAATCACCATAACATAATACTATACAAACATATGTGTTTAGATCATATTGTACTACATCATAAGGAAGGTATACTTGATAATCACCAAAATCATTATGTGTTCCGTCCCAAGCTCCTCTCCAATTAAATCCTTGACCTTTTGATCCAGTATAACCTATAGGACCTCTATTACCTATAGAACCATTAAATCCAGTAGAACCGTTATAGCCAACACTTGCTGATCCTTGATATCCAACAGCTCCTATAGAACCTTGGAATCCTACAGTACCTTGATATCCATAAGATCCTTGAAATCCTACTGATCCCTGATAACCTGCACTTCCTTGATAACCAGCATCGGCGGTAGCGCCAGCTGAACCTTGAAAACCTACAGTTCCTTGATAACCAACTGATCCTTGGTAGCCAGAAGAACCCTGGTAACCAAAAATACCTTGATTACCAACTGAACCCTGGTAACCAATTGAACCTTTGTAGCCAGTATCACCTAAAGAACCTTGATACCCTGTTGAACCATTAAACCCTAATGCAGAAGTTGACCAGAATATTCCTGAACCATTAGAAATAAGTACTTGACCAAAAGAACCGTAAGAACCATTTGCATATATTGAATTAGCAAAAATAGTATTTGCTTGAAAATCTGCTATTCTAAAGGTATTATTAGATTGATCAATAAATTGTGATGCTTGCGGTTCTGGTTTATAATTTTCAAATACCTTCCAAATACCTGTTGCATGATCTCTAAAGAAACCGGTATGATGATATTCACCGTCATTATAATTTGCAGCAAAACCAATATCGGGATTTGAATATTCACTATTAGAATTTAAGTAGATCATATTATCTACTATTTCTAAATTATTAGCAGCAAAAGTTGTAGTGTTGCCGGTGATATAAATGTTACCACCTACATAAAGATTATTTCCTATGTTTAATGTTTGAGTAGATTTATTATAAGTTAATCCATAAGAACCATTAGCATAACTACCATCATTAAATATAATTTGAGTATCATATCCGGCTACAGGTCCTGTAGATCCAGTATAACCTATAGTACCATCAGACCCTTTAGAACCTGTGAACCCTATACTTCCATTATAACCTACTGCACCGTCTATTCCACTTGATCCGGTATAGCCAGTATCTCCAGTATTTCCTATATTACCTTGCGATCCTGTATAACCTATAGTGCCATCAGACCCTTTAGAACCTGTGAAACCTATACTTCCACTATAACCTATAACACCATCAGATCCTCTTGATCCTGTATAACCGGTAATTCCTATAGAACCTATATAACCCGTTATACCTTGCGAACCTGTATAACCAGATGCACCAGATGGCAGTGATGTAGAAATTGTTAAAGTTTTAGGTGAATTAATATTGTTAGTTGATATAACTATATTATCACCAGCAACTATTTGAAGAGTATCTGCTTCTAATGCTACTAAATCTGGTTGACCGCTAACAACAATTTTAGTAAATGAATTACCAGCCCCGTTTAATCCTGCTGAACCAGTATAACCTCTTGGCCCAAATAATGCATTTTGATCAGGATTAGTAGAGAAAATATATGACCCTACTACTTCGATATTATCGTTTATTCTCGGCGGTATTACAAAGTGAATAGCATTACCAGATGATACATCAACATCAAGACCGTTAAACAATTTAATACCGTTTACGAATACATCTAACTCGTAAGGAGTATAACCATTGACATTTTGCCCAATATCAATATAATAAGTTCTAGAAACACCATCACCGTTAAAGTTTTGTCTTACAGGAGACGATGGGTTAGGAGTAGAACCTGTATAACCTCTAGAACCTTGATATCCTTTGCTAGCAAATAATTGCCAGTATGTGTTGCTAGTTTTAGGATCTTCTCCTATACTAGGTGCAATAGCAATGTAAGTGGCACCATCTTCTTCTACTAAATCATTAATATAGTAATTTGTAGTATTATTATAGTAACTTCTAAAACTTACACCAGAACCAGAGTAACCAATAGTACCAGCAGAACCAGAAAACCCAGTATCGCCTCTAGAACCAGTATAACCAATGTCACCAATAGAACCTTGATACCCGTTTGGTGGACCTTGAGATCCAGTATACCCTCTTGGACCAAACAATGCAGCACTGTCTGGATTAGTTGAAAAGATATAAGATCCAACTATTTCAATGTTATCGTTTATTCTAGGTGGTGTAATAAAATGAATAGAGTTACCAGAAGATACATCAACATCAATACCATTGAAAAGCTTAACACCGTTGACATAAACATCTAGCTGATAAGGTGTATAACCATTTACATTCTGACCAATATCAATATAGTAAGTATTGGTTGTACCATCACCGTTAAAATTTTGTCTTACAGGTGCAGAAGGATTAGGTGTTGAACCTGTATAACCTCTAGAACCTACATAGCCAGTTTCACCTAAAGATCCTTGATATCCGTTAGGTGGACCAGCAGACCCAGTATAACCTCTAGGTCCAAATAATGCTGCACTATCTGGGTTTGTAGAGAAAATATATGACCCTACAACTTCGATATTATCATCTTTTCTCGGTGGGGTAATAAAGTGTATGGTATTACCAGATGATACATCGACATCTATACCGTTAAAGAGTTTTACACCGTTAATATAAACGTCTAATTGATAAGGTGTATAACCGTTAACGTTTTGACCGATATCAATACTGTATGTGTTAGTTACACCGTCACCGTTAAAGTTCTGTCTTACAGGAGCTGATGGGTTAGCAACAGAGCCTGTGTAGCCTTGTGGGCCAATTGAACCTTGTATACCTATAGAACCAGTATATCCAATAGATCCAGAATAACCCAATGAACCAATAGAACCGGTATAACCCATACCAGCAAATGCACCAGAAGGACCAGCTGGACCTGCAGAACCAGTATAACCAATATCGCCCTTATCACCTTTAGGTCCTTGACTTCCAGTTAACGTAAATGAAATGTTAATTATTTCATTGTCTAAGTAAGGTGTAGTATTACCAGACAGATAAGAAAGATATATTTTATGAAATGCAGGTACTGCAGGATAAGGGAAATAGATAGCAGTGTTAGTTGAATATATTGTAACATCATAAGGTGTCGAAGCTCTTGATAAAGTTACAAACCCTTTTATACTATTATTAACTGATTTTAATGCATACTCTATAAAGTATGCAGTATTTGCTCCTGCTAGGTCAGCAGATGTAACGTAAATAGCATTTGATGTTGCACTAAAAACTGCATAACCTTGTTGAGTAAATGCAGGAGTAACAACAGGTGTATTAATGAATCTATAGTTATACGTAATACCACCAGGGGCTCCTGTAGAACCGGTATATCCAATACCAATAGAACCTGTATAACCTAACGAGCCTATTGAACCAGAGAAACCAATATCACCTCTAGAACCAGAATAACCAATAGAACCTGTAAATCCAATAGATCCGGTGTAACCTAGTGAACCAATAGAACCAACAAAACCTCTAGAACCAACAAATCCGGCACCAGTAGAGCCTGTATAACCTATAGATCCTGTTAAACCAATAGAACCTACAAAACCAGTACTACCAGTAGAACCTCTATAACCAGTAAGACCTTGAAATCCTTGTGAACCAGTATAACCTAATGAACCGATAGAGCCGGTATACCCAGCACCAGTAGAACCAGTATAACCAGAACCAACTGAACCTGTGTATCCAATACCAATAGAGCCGGTATAACCTAAACTTCCTCTAGATCCTGCAAACCCTGTAGATCCTGAATAACCTATAGAGCCAGTAAACCCAGACCCTGCAGATCCCATATAACCAGTAATACCAGCCGACCCGCTAAAACCAACAGTACCTTGATAACCTACTGAACCTAGATAGCCTACTGCACCTCTTGATCCAGTAAATCCTGATGCAGAAAAATATAAAATTTCAACATCAGAATTAGGATTTGGAGTATTGGTAAATGTAATTGTATTAGAAGTAGGAAGGGTATAGTCTTGATCTGGTACTTGAACAAGACCGTTTATAGTAACGATTATACTTACTGCTTGTGCAACATCTTGATTTAAACTATAAGTTGATTGATTAAATGTTGTAACAATAGTTTGATAATTTGTTGGTGCACCTACAGGGCCTGCAGAACCTGTGTAACCAAATCCAACAGAACCAGTATAACCTAATGGACCAATATCACCTTTTGGACCTATAGAGCCAGTATAACCAGTATCACCGCCAGGATCACCTTTAGATCCCATATAACCAGTGGAACCTCTATATCCAGAAACATCAAAATATAAAACTTCAATATGAGAAGTATCACTAGGTGGATTAGTAAATAAAATAGTTGTTCCGGATACAGTATAATCGGTATCTGGTATTTGTAATAGACCGTTAACAGAAACAAGGATATTTTTAGCTGCATCAACAGAAGATGTTAACGTAAATACTGTATTAGAGCCATTTGCATATAAAATTTGATATGAAGAAGGAGCTCCAACACCAGCAGAACCAACATAACCAGTAGAACCCGTATATCCAAAGGAACCGTCAGTTCCTCTAGAACCAGTATAACCAGTAGATCCTCCAGGTGTACCTGCAGAACCTGCATAACCTACAGAACCTCGATATCCTAATGCTTCTTCAAAATAAATTATTTCAATTTCAGAAGTATTATTAGGAGGATTATAGAAAGTAAGGGTAGTTGCAGCTGCAGTATAATCTCTATCTGCAATCTGAATAAGACCGTTAACGATAACAAAAATATGTTTAGGATCAACAACATATCTTGTTAAAGTATATGTACTAGAACCATCAGCAACTATAGTTTGTATTTCTGAAGGTGCGGCAACACCACCAGAACCAACATACCCCATAGAACCGACAAAACCAGAAGAGCCTGTATAACCTTGGGATCCTACGAAACCTGGTAAGCCGTTGTCACCGGAAGAACCTTTAAACCCAGTTGAACCAAGATAACCAGTAGAACCAATAAACCCTGCAACATCAAAGTATAAAATTTCTACATCAGAATTATTACTTGGTTTTGTTATAAAGTTAATATTAGAACCAACAACAATATAGTCTGCGTCAGGTACTTGTATTAACCCGTTAACGGAAACTAAGATATCTTTAGATGATGCTACTACCCTATCAATAGGATAAGAAGTTCTATTATCTGTTAAAAATGTTTGAAAACCAGATGGGGCTGCTACACCACCAGAACCTGTGTAACCAGCTGGACCTGCACCACCTATAGAACCTGTGTAACCAATCGAACCAGTGTATCCATCATTACCACTGTAACCAATAGAACCTGTAAATCCGACAGAACCTTGAAACCCTGCAGAACCTCTATAACCTACAACATTACCAAAATAAATTATTTCAATGTCAGATAATTCTACTGGTATAGTATTAAAATTAATAGTAGAACCAGAAACAGTATAATCAGCTTCTGGAACCTGTAAGAGTCCATTTACAGATACTAATATATTTTTAGAAGAATTAGGAGTAGATGTTAAAGTGTAATAAGATGAACCAGTAGCTACTATAGTCTGAATATCTGAAGGAGCTCCTACTGGTCCTGCAGAACCAGTGTAACCAGCAGGTTCACCTGCAGACCCAGTATATCCTACGGGAACTACAGGTAAATATCTAATTTCAATATCTGAAGTACTATATGGAGCGGTATTAAATAATAATAAATTATCTGAAACCGTATAATCTCTGTCAGGATCTGATACTAGACCGTTGATAGTTACTAGAATAGAGCTAGTATTGGCAACAGCTTCTAATAAGGTGAATTGAGTGTTACTTCCATTACCGATTAGATGCTGATTTAAAATATCTGATGACATATGTTGCCTAATTAATTAAGATAATATATATTAGTAGTATACAATGTATTTATTGAGGTTAAAATATGAGCAATCCGTCTATTGTAATAATTGATTCTATTGGCTTGGTTTATGACGGAGATACCATTAAAAAACGAGCGTTAGGTGGTTCTGAGTCAGCATGTGCTCTTATGGCTAGAGAGCTGGCACAAATTGGCTTTCAAGTTACTATTTATAATGATTGCAATGATATCGACTGTAAACCTGGTGTTTATGATAGAGTCGAATATAGACATATTAGTACTTTAGCAAAATGTAATGATTATTATGATGTTATGGTATCGTTACGTTGTATTACACCTTTTGTGCCGATTCCTCTTCAGTCTCAAATTGAAAATTCTACAAAATATCCTTATCAAATTTTCGATAAAGTTAGACGTGTAAGTAAACATAAAGTTTTATGGATGCATGATACCTTTATATGGGGTGACCCTCATGTAGAGACGTTATTGTTAAATAACCATATTAATGAGATGTTTACTTTATCAGATTTTCATACAGCATATGTGACTAATTGCTGGCATGGTGGTAATCGCCGCAATTTTGAGGTATTAAAAAATAAAGTATTCCAGACAAGAAACGGCATAGTAAAGTATTTTGAAAATACAGATATTTTTCAGAAAGATCGTAATTTATTTGTTTATGTTGCAGCAGTCTCTAAGGGTCTTAAACCTTTACTTGCAAATGTATGGCCTTTAGTAAAGCGTAATATTCCAGATGCTAAATTGGTTGTTGCTGGTGGTTACTATAGATTCAGTTCTACTTCAGAACCAGATCAACAACAAAAAGAGCTAGAAGAACTGGCTCAGGATAAAAAGTATAAAGAATTGGATGTTTCTTTTACTGGTATTATTCCTCAAAAGCAAGTAGCAGAATTATTTCAGAAAGCGTCATTTTTTATTTTTCCTGCAGGGTTCCCTGAAACATTCGGTATTTCAGCTTTAGAATCTCTATACTATAATACACCTCTTTTAACTAATAGGTTTGGTGCATTAGAAGAGACAGCAGTTGAGTCTGCTTGTTACCATATTGATTATGCAATCGAGCCTAATGGTCTTTTTCCTAATATTGATGTAGCTCAACAAGCAGATAGATTTGCTCGTATGGCTTTTGATGCTTATCATAATACTTACTTACATCAACAAAAAATGTTTGCATGTAATATTGTAAAAGAGATTGCAGGATGGGATACGGTTGCACTACAATGGAAACAACACCTCTTTAAGAAGCTTGGATTGTATCTACCTGTAGAAGAGTATCGTAAAGTATCTTTCATTAATGATCGTGTTCATAAAGTATTTGGAAGACGTTTTAGTAATCCAGAAGAATGGAATACATATAAATTACCGGAAGAAAAACGAATCCATGTAATCACGCCTTTCTATAATGCATTTGATTATTTAATTAGATGTATTGATTCAGTTGCATCACAAAACTATAATAACTGGCATATGCATCTTATAAATGATTGTAGTAATGATAGTAGTTTAGATTTGGTAGTACAATATATTAAAGGTAGATATCCTAATTTAATTAAACATTTTACTGTTGTAGATAATCCAGTAAACCGTGGTGCAGTATACAATCAAATAGTAAATATTAAACGTGATGTACCTAAGGATAGTATTGTAGTACTCCTTGATGGGGATGATGCTCTAGTTAACGATCCAAATATCTTTAACATGTATAATAACTTGTTTGCAGATAATAAGACAGAATATGCTTATGGCAGTTGCTGGTCGGAGGTTGATAACATCCCGCTACAGTCACAACCATATCCGCAATGGGTAAAGGATCAGAAGGCATATCGTCAGTATAAGTTTAATTGGGGAATGCCTTATCCGCATCTCAGAGTTTTTAGATCTGAACTAGTTCATAACATTGAAGATGATTCTGTATTTAAAGATGAAAACGGTGAATGGTTTAAGGCAGGTGGTGATAATGCAACATTTTATAATATATTAGAACAAGCTGATCCTAATAAGATTGCAGTAGTTTCTGATATTGTTATGCTTTATAATGATAAGAATCCATTGAATGATTATAAAGTAAATGGTGAGATTCAGAATAAGAATGCTAGTAAGATAGCTGGTGATAAAAAAATACAGATCAATAAAGTAGAAGTAAATTCGACGCCTCGTCCGTTGAATGTTGAAATGGTTCCTACAAAAGATATCATTGCTTATAATACAACAGAAAAGTTAAACAATATGATAAAAAAAAAGATTTTAATCGCAATTCCAACAGCTAGAAATATAGAAGCGTCTACGTTTAAAGCCATTTATGATTTGATTGTACCAGCTGGATATGAAACTTACTTTCAATTCTTTTACGGATATCAGGTAGATCAAGTACGTAACTTGATTGCTGACTGGGTTGTTAAAGGGTATGATTATTTGTTTGCAGTTGATTCTGATATTTCATTTGCACCAGATACTTTAGTTAAACTATTAAGCCATGATGTTGATGTAGTATCTGGTCTTTATATTCAACGAATACAAGGTCAGCATACCCTAGAGATTTTTGAATCAAATGAGCTTGGTGGCTATACTCATATACCTTATGAGAAAATAAAAGACAAAGGTTTAGTAGAAGTTGGGGCTGTTGGTTTTGGTTGCGCTCTTATTAAACAGCATGTGCTTACTGAGATTGGTTATCCGCAGTTTGTGTATAAGTCAGCATTAGATCATGCTCACACATTCTCAGAAGATCTATACTTTGCTAGAATGTGTAAAGAAAAAAGGTTTAAAATCTATGCTGATACATCAATAATGTGTGATCATACAGGATCTTATATTTACCGCGTTTAACGCGTTACACTAGGATTAATAGTAACAAAGCCTTCCATTAATCTGGAAACTACATTGTTACTACTTGTTAGTGTTAAATCATAGAGATATCTAGACGCAGTAAGTGTGCTAGAAGTTTCAGAATTCATTGATAGAGTTATAAGCCCATTATTAGCTGTTGATATTGCAACGTCCAATGTTACATGCACATTGGACGAATAGGATGTTCTCATTTGAGAGTTTCCTGTAAAATCAGAAATGTCAACAGGTACCCCAGAAGAATCTATTAAATGTATATTGTAGATAAAGTCAGTGCCTTTATCTATAGTAAGGTTATTTTGTGCTGACATTTTTTAATCTATCTACTTCTGCTTTAAGCTCTTTTACTGCTTCAATTAAAAGTGCAACAATTCTATCATATTTAACTGCTTTAGTGCCATCGCTTCTTGTTGCTACAACTTCTGGAAGTACTGCTTCTACTTCTTGAGCTATTACACCAACGTCATGCTTACGGTTAAAATAGTTATCAATACCACCATATTTTACAATATGCTCATCAGTCCAGTCAAATTCTACACCGTTAATTTGACTTACTTTGTTTAAGGCATCTGGAATATTTACAATATTAGTCTTTAATGTTCTATCAGAACTAGTAAATGCAATAATATCTTGCGCGGCTCTTATTTGATTACCAGCAGCTATAGTCCCGCCAGCAGTAATATCAAAATTAACAAATGCAGATCCATTTATACCTGTATTACCAGTTACATTTAATCCTTTTGCAATTGTTGCTGTACCTGTTAGTATAATTGTGTTTGCAGCAATATCACCATCATTACCAGTTGCATCGGTACCGACACCTAAAGAATTATAAACAGTTAAGTCTCCAGTATCATATAATATCATCTGTGTATCACCGGTATCATATGGTGAATTTGTACTGGAGAAATTGAAATCCATCTCTCCGTCTGCCATAGTGATATTATAGTTGTATGTACCGGAACTTGTTGTATCCGCCGGATCATAAAATGCTAGTACACCAGCAGAAGAATCTCTCATTCTTAGATTTGGACCACCATTTTGGCTTCTTATTTCAATACCATGAGTGTCAATAGTAGTTGCTATTTGACCTTTAAATGCAATACCATCTCTAGTATCATCATGCCCAATACCAAATTTAAACCCATTGTAAGAACCTAAAGACATCCAATCGCTATTTGCACCAGAAGATCCGCCAGGTGAGTTGTAAACAACGTAGCCACCTTGCTTACTATCACTGAACACCAATCCGCTATATTGACCAGAGTCAGCAGAATTTCTAAATTGAATTAGCTTATTGTTATTGCTATCAAGTAAAATAGATGTGTTGCTATTAGGAGGTTGTGCACTTATTGGATCAGAAGTAATAACATGAAGTCTTGCACCGTTAATAATATTAATATCGCCGTTAGAATTTAATCCTAAATCAAAGTAGTTGTTAGCACCTTGAAACTCAATATTACCTTTAATATGGAAAGGTAGCCCTGGTGTGCGAGAAATAATATTGTCTACATGTACTGTGTTTGCGATAACATCTACAGAAGAAACAGATGTTGAAGTTATTATAGTATTTACAGTATAAGTACCAGTAGGCTGTGAATATACAATAACACCATATCTATCTATGTACGTGTTAGCTTCATTATCACCAAACGTTCCATTTGCACTTGCATAAAATATTTGAGTGTTTACTAAATCTGAATAAATGCTACTAGTAGTTAAGAATGTATTACCAACATTAGCAAATGTCGACAAATAAAGATTATCTACAGAAATATTAGCACTATGAATTACTGTATTACCCATAGTCATTACAGAACCAGCATATAGTGTACTATCATTAATTAACATACCGCTTGCTGTGATAATTGCATTAGAAGTTAATGATGTTCTAAACAACAAAGACGTAGTATCTAAAGTAGCATTTGCAGAACTAATACCTGCATAAAATCCACCATCACTATTTGCAACAAATTGAATAGCGCTCAATTTGCCGGATATATCAGCATTGCCTACTGCAGTATTTGAGTTAACAGAAACAACATAATTATTAACTGCAGTAATTAACTGATTAGTTTTTTCTAACCATTGTCCAAAAGTATCTGTAGTTTGGGTAATAGGAGCTATTTGTACTGTCATTTGCTTTTTTCTAGTAGTTGTAACAACAATTCTTTTATTTGTATTTGATCTTCTTGAATCTGATTAATTTGATTTTGCAAGTTTTCTATTTGCTCACCTTGTGCTAAATTTTTAGCCATCAAATTTCTTTGTCTATAATAGGAACCATAAGATTCTCTATTATTGTTTATTGCGGCACCTCTATTACCTTTTTGAAGTATAAAATTACTGTCTGCCATTATTGTAACAATGCAATTGCTGATATTGATTTAAGGGTTGGATATTTAATTTGATCATCAGATAAAAGAACAACTTTTATTTGGAAACTATCAAAACCATCATATTGAGCACCACTAGTACCAAAATAAGTTAGAGTATTTGCTTGTGGTTGTGAGTGAGGATCCATATAGGCAATTGTTTGATTAGCGACCGTGTTACCGACAGGTATATAATAATTATACTCTTGGTAATCTGTTTGATCCTTAGAAGAACTATAAAGATTTGTTTGTGTTGGATCTAGATATAATTGACTCCATGGATTATCTTTTAATAGAGAAGAATCATGATTATTTCTAAATCTTGCATAAACATTAATATTAGTCCCTAGAGGGCGATATCCAATTAAGTAGAATCTTAAATCTTCTGCAGTTATATTCATAACTACTGGTTGTGAGATATACTTATTAAGTGCATCACCGTAAATAGTATCTTCATTATCTGCTAAATTATTTATTTGATTAGAAATATAATTAACTCTTTTAGTTAATGTATCTAAAACAGGTGATGAATAAGGAGAAGAAGAATACATGTTAATTATAACAGTACCTGTTCCATTTGCTCCATATGAACCAAATATTCTATGTCTTTCATTAGAATAGGAAAGCAGAGATCTTTCATAATCAGTAAAGTCATATCTTTGTTCATTATGAACTGCTAATGCAGAAATATCTTTTACGCTTCCATTTAGAGTATTAGAGGTTCCCTGATAATTCATAGTAACTGAAGAGCCTGCAGGCTCAGTAACTACAAATTTAGGTACTAAAGAATGATAGCTTATATTATCAATAGATTGTAAATTTGCAGTAGCTATTAAATAATCATTACTAGTAAGGTATGATGTATTACCAGGTTCTGGAGATCTAAATATTTTTAACATAGGGTAATTTTCTACGTTAAAATTACCAGTAGTATTAATTAACTGCACTTCTTGTGATAATTCATCAGCTGTAAATATTTTACCATACGGATATATGGCAGTATTAGTTAATAATTCACCGGTACTTGTATTTACTGCATACACTTCATCACCGATCTGTAATGGTATAGAAGTGCTATAGCGTTTATAACCTTCTAGAGTTAGGTTATCTATATTCTGATTACGGAATACTAAAGTAGCTTGATTGTATTTAAATTTAGCTCTATATAAATTAAATTTAATTTCAGTAGTAACGTTAGGAACAAATGTTGTTTGGTTTGAAGTAGTAAATAATGTTCCAGAATACGGTTGAGTAGAAATTAAATTACCAGTTAATAAATCTGTTCCTCCTAATTCTGATGTAAAAACATCAAAATCAGGGCTTCCTGCATCTGGTAAAAGTGCAAACGCATACAATTGATCATTTTGAATCATAATAGGAGTACTAAATAAAAACTTAGATTCAGCGCTAGAATCGTCGCTAGTAATTATTTGATCAGGTGTTAGGTATCCAGAACCTAAATTTTTACTAGAGTCTGGGTATCCATTAGTTGTTCCGTATATAACGCAAGCGATGCCAAATGTTTCACTTTTATTTTTAAAAAAAACACCCAAACTAGTAAGATACGTCCCCGGTATATTAGGAGATGTTGAATAGTTCATTTGAAATGTTTGCAGTAAGGCGTCAGTAGCCATTTTTTATTCCCTGTTAATTACTTAATCTCATTAATATATATTACTCTGCAGATGTTCCACATCCTTCACCGGAATCTGAACTATTACCACAACCTGCAGATGCGCCTCCGCCGTCACCGCCGCCGTCATAGCCAGTATCAACACCATAATCGTAACTTATTACCGGAGTAGGTTGCGGATCAGGTTGTGGAACCGGTGGAGGAGGTGGTGGTGGTGGTGGAGGTGGAGGTGTTGGTGTAACGTATGTTGGCCATGGATATGGTGGGCCCGGTGGTGGTGGAGGTGGAGCTGGAACATATACTGGCCATGGTGGTGATGGAGTAGGATTAGGTATTGGTGGCGGAGGTGGAGGAGGTGGCTGCGGTACGGCAGTAGTATATCCCGAAGAAGTTTCTGTTGTTGTAGTTTGTTTAGAAAATACAGGTTCAATAGCAGTAAATGATTGCGGCTTTGTAGTATATGATAAAGATTGTCCGGTGTAGGTACCAACAGCAGTAGTTTTTGAAGTCGATGCTAATGAATAATTTGGTTGATCTGAAAAATAAATTTGTTTTGTACCAGTTCTAAAAGTATTCGCCGGTAAATAAAAGAAGAAATAAGCTTTACCGTTTTCATTTGAAACTATAGGGTCTCCTAAGTTTCCGTTTTTAACTAAAATAGGTGTAGTTCTTCCAGTGCCTAAAAGGTTAAATGATTGAGAATTAAAATCTCCTTTAGCATCTTGATATTTTTGATTTACTAATGCAGGAGTAATATACTGGCCTACAGGTTGAGTATCAAAAAACGCGTATAGTATAGTGTTAGGTTTAACACCAAAAATAATACCCATAATAATATTTTGATTCATATATTCTAATATACTAACATCGGTTACTACACTTCCTAAATCTTGAGTGCTGCTTTGACTTCCTACAGTTAAATCAGAAGAGGTAGTAGTAGTTGTTTGAGACCAATAATTAGTAGTTGACGTAGATGAAACTAGAGTGGGTGCAGCTGCTACAGAACTTATATCTTGGTGTGTTTGAATAGAACCAGTAGAAAGTAAATTTTTATACCCTGAAGATAAATCAACTGTTATATTTTGCGGTACTGGATTAGATGTTACGCTAACAGCATTATCAAAATTAGGAAATAATGTAACTTGCCCAGTAAAGGAAAAGAAATTTTCTATGGGGTTTCTATAGTTTGAAGCAGCTGGATTAGCAATAACTTGCTCCTCGTCATAATCAATCATGGCCATTCGGCCTTGCATTTTATAACCTGAGCTTGCCAATCCTACAAACAAATAAAGACCATATTGCTGAGAAAATAAAGGTCTTAAATTGCCTTGACTTGAATCAATAGCTATTCTAAATTCTGGATCATTTACGTCACTTAATGAAAAATCATTGAAAGGATCGGCAAAAATACCGTTTTTAAATCTTTGCTGACCAGTGACATTATTAGATACTGATTTTTGATTAGCAGAAGTTTCTAAGGCGTTAAGTACAGTATAATATTCAAGTCTAGAAATACGGGAATCTAAATTCCCAATTTCTTTCATAGTATAGCCTTTAATAGTTTGAATATTTACTTTTACTGCAAGATCTGGTCTATTATATGACATTTTTTACTGTGCTTCTGGGAATGTTAAAGAAGGATAAGGTGGAACATAAATTTGTGCAATACTTAACCCTGAATTATTTAGGGCAGGCGGTTGAGGATCATTTGATACTGTACCTAATTTAGCTATTAATTTACCGTTTTTATCTATTACTAATAAATCTATTCTAGGAAGAAAATAATTTACATTAAACGAAAATTTAGAATCTGGATCTATAGTAACGTTATTAGAAGTAAAGAAAGTATTAGTATTTAATATTGGATTTTCGGTTGCTAAGCTTACTATACTTGTATAAACTGCAGTATTTGACATTACCGGTCTAATATCTATATGGTTTCTTAAATCATAAGTTAAATTAGAAGAATCTGTATAGATAGGAATTTGAGCAGTTGCAATAGCATTTGCATTAGTTGATGGATTATAGTCATCTATAGGGTAAGAATCTTTACTAAAGAATCCAGCCTCGGTTGATGATGTATTAGGATAAAAACAGTCAACTTGTACTAATAGTTTAGAAAGAGAAGTTAATGCATTTTTGTATTGCGGTTTTAAACTTAATCTAGCATTTGAATAATATCCGTCTCTTTGACCTGTATCTAAAGTAAACCAGTTTTTTTGATCAGGATTATCAGTGCTGTATGATGTACCAATATAAACATTAGCTATATTAAATGCATCAGAAATACCTAAAGTCCATGGACCGGTTAAACCGCCATCATTAGTACCGCAATCAATTTTTACTAGTTGATTTTTAAGAACTTTCTTTTTTATAGGTAATGCAGCAGTTCTAGTTTGTGGAATTTGCCCATACATTACATAAGATGGTGAGGCTGGATCAAAAGCAATAGTTGCTGTAATTGATGTTGAAGAATCTTGATGAATAGTATTACCGCTTCCGTAGAAGTTTACTGCTTCACCTTTCTTAAAAAATTGTTGCAATCTAAGATTGCCAGCATTTGTTATATTTGTATATAAGGAAATAGAATTACTTGAATTAACACTACTAATAGTTCCATACTGTACAGAATTAGTAATTGTGTTAGTTACTGCAATAGTAGCACCTGGGTAGAGACTAATAGTAAAATCATCAGCACTTGTAATTGTATTACCGGTATCGCCTAATATTTGTGCAGTATTAATAACTGTGTTGCTTAAAGAATCTTGGCCAAACATAATTTGAAGATCTTGAGAAGTAAAATCATCTAAGTAACCTGTACCATAAGGAAATTCATCAGGCCCAGGAATTGTAAATGTTACCTTACTTATTCTATTACCTGCAACAGTTTCCGGTGTAAGTGAACCAGTTAATACAGTTCTATAGTTAAACTGCGTTCCATTAACACCGTCAAAATTCTTTAACGAATTAACACCAGTAAACCCTATGTTATAAAGAGGTGCAGATAGAGAAGCTTCATTTAATACAGATAAACCAGTTAAAGAATCAGGAACAATATCTGCATAAAATTTTCCAAAAATAGAAGAATTACCATAAACGCTTTTAATAGAGCTTGGTTTTACACCCGGGTTTAATTGAATATTAAAAACAAATAATTGATAAACCGCAGAAGGTGTACCTTTAATACCAGAATAAATTTTAAAAGCTTTAATATTTGCTTTACCTAGTGCAGTTCCTGCAGGAGATGTAATAGTGGGATTCAATGATATTGCATTTTGAAATGTATCATAAAATGTTACAGTTTCTAAATTTTGAACATCTAACGCTCCTACTACTTCTTGTAAGAAGAAGTAATTGCCCATTGATAAAATTATAGAATCTCCAGTAATTGATTTACCGTTAATGCCTCTAGGAACTAATGTTCTAACTTGATTTCTAATTTGCACTCTATACCCATCAACATAGGCAATACCAGGTGATGCTGTATAATACATGAGAGAAGTATTAGCTTCATGAGGAACAACATTAATAGCAAAAGGCTTAACAATAAAATCACCATTTATCTCACTAATGCGTTGAGCCATAAAATCGCCTAGCGTGCTTAATGCTAATCCAGTATTTTGTTGAGTAATAAATTGACCAGTACCTTGATCGAAACTTACAATTGTCATAAAGTTATTTGGAACTGCTACAGATGTATTAGATGAATCATAAAATATTGGTGATGGTGTTAATTTTAATCTAAATGCTCCTGGTGCACCATAATTAGGGCTACCTTGAGAATTATCAAATAATGCTGGATCTTCATAAGGTGTTACAATATATTCTGAAGTATCAAATCCAATCACTATACCGGCTGCATTAGAATCATGTTCTTTAATAATAAAATTAGATGGAAGAGTTCTTAAGAAGAAACCTTTTTGGTAAATAATACCTTTACCTACTCTCATACCATAACCTTTACCTAAAGCGTTAACGGTAGAATTAGAAGTGAGGGTATATACTACACCTAATTTATTGTCTGCAGAAAGTAAACCATTCTTAGGTTGATTAGAAGAGTAGACGTCAATTTGCTGTGATGTTTGACCAAAGTCAGTAGCACCATTGTTTCCTGTATTTAAATACTGAACATATGCTCTATTAGTATTAGGTACTTGTAATTCGGTACCAGTAAAAGCTCTAAACACAGAAGCACGTAGTCCGTTAGTATTTGATACTAAAAGAAATGTATTAGAGGAATTAAACGTTGTATTGTTAGCATCAACGGCGATATCTTGATAAGATGGTGTAATAGTAGTAAAATCTAATGTAATATTATTACTGTCTTTAAATTTAACTTGGTTAATATTTGGATAAGATGTAAAATTACAGCCTTCAATAATAGAGCCATCTTTATAGATACTATTTCCAAATCTTGCAATTTGTGTTTGCAAAATAGATTGCAATTGCGTCAATTCACGAGCTTGAACTGCTGTTGCTGGTCTAAAAAGAATTCTATAATAATTGTTTGCTTCGTCAAAATCATCATAAAAAGGAGCAACATTAAAATTTGTTGTTAGTCCAGCCATTTTATATCCTTAAACCTTAAAAAATAATTTAATTTGTTCTGAAGAGAATGGATCTCTTGTAATTGGTTCTATATTTCTATAATAAAATATTTCTCCAGTATTTATTGTAAGTTGCGGAGGTATTATTGTAGAAATTAAAGCAGTATATCCGGAATATGTACCGGTTACTAATTCGAAAGCAGCAAATGTGCCTTGTACGTTATAAACGAACATTTGACCATCATCACAATAAAGTACTATACCAGTTGCTCCACTTAAAAATCCTGTAATAGTTTCAAAAGGTTGAAATGGCAAATTATTTATAGTAACGTTCATAGTATAATAATTTTTAAACCCTGAATCATTAAATATACTATTATTAGATGCTGAAATTGGATTGTAAAGCAGGCTTAATTGTCTATAGGTAACCCATGAAGGGAATCCATCGGTATTAGCAACAAAAACAGACATACCTGTAGTATCACAACCTAATTCTTTAACTACATTAGAGCCATGACCTCCTGGTGGAGATATAATTGCATGTAAAACAGTATTGCCGGTAACAAAAACACTATTTGCTTCTACACTTATATCAGCATAAGAAAAATTAGAGCCTCTATTAATAACTTGAATAGAGTCAATATATGAAGTAAAATTATTAACTACTGGTATTGCAGCACAGCCGTTACCATCACCATTAATTGTTACGTAAGGTACAATACTATAAAAAGAAGTAGTATCTAATTGAGGTATATTATCAGTGGTGTAAACAAAATTACCTTGTTCATTAGCAACATAGTTTGAAATTTTTAAAATAGATCCAGCTCCGGTACCATAAACTACATAAAAAGCAGAATTAGTATATGCACCATTTACTGGAAGTGCACCGGTATCTATTCTCACTAATGTAGGTGAGATATATTCTTGTACATAACCTGATGTCTGAATATAACCGTTTGCGCTGCTATCAACAACTATAACATGTATAGCTCCGGGTTCTGAATGAAACTGTACGGAAGGATCTGTGTTAGCTGCAAAATATTCATCTGTACTAAATTTCTTTTGAAAAGTAGTAGGCACATAGAAAAGATATTTCCAAATATAACCATCAGCAGTTGTAAAATCACCTATAGTACTTGTTATGTTTGGAACTGTAGTTGAAGGAGCTCCATAATTATTAAACAAACACTTATATACTCTTCCGTATTGATTAATTACGTAGAAATTTTTATTATAAAGATCCGGGTCTTTATCATCATAATAGTCGTATATTGTGCCTGGAACATATTGAATGTTTTTTGCCATATAAGCAATATCAGATACGCTGACTTTCTTGCCGTATAAAATATTTTTTTGCACATCATAAAAAGAAGCAAAAACACTTCCATTTGCTAAAGGAGGATTTTGATCATCATCCCAAGAATCAACTTTACCAAAACAAATATAATAATTTGAATTAGCGCTTGCTACATCATTAATAAATTCTTCTGTAAATTTTGATTTAAGATTTCTTGTAAAAATACTTGACATGTTGTTTTATATTAATAAGTGTTTTGTAAAACACCATTCTCCCATGAAATACCGTGATATACTTCTATAGCTTCATATTGATTAGTAAAAGTGCTTACATCTTTATCAACATATAGATTCTTAGCAAAAATTAAATTTCCAATAGGATGTACTACTTTCTTCAATATATCAATATATTTATCCAGAGATTTTTCTACTTGTACCTCGTAGGAATATACTTGATAATAAAAGTTATCTTGCATAAATTTATCTGAATTTAAAAATCCATCATTATTTTGCCAGAACCCTTCTTCTTTTCCTTGACCATCTAAATGAAGTGTAATTTCTGCATTTTTTGTACCATCATTTATATTTTCAATTTCTATAGTATCTCCTTCATTAAAATTGTATCCAGAAGAAAGAACTGATAATTGAGAAATAATGCCATTACCAGATGCAGGTTTTCCAGTTATTACAGCATTGCCGCCCCATATACCACCATTAGATCCTTTAACACCATATCCATAAGTAATTGGCTCGTACACACTGACATTTAATGTTCCGTTGTATGCTCTATTACCAGAAGTTACGCTTCCTATACTACCAATAGTACCTACTGTTATAACATCATCTGTTAGAGCTGAATTTAAAAGAGTATCAATATTGGAAGAGTTCAATGGGTCACCAAAATTATCATTTAAATTAGTATCTAAAGAATGACTAATTTTATTTAAATTATATCTAAACTGTTGAGGGTTTATAATAGATTTTACAACAAATCCTGCACCTGTTCCTTGAGTTGCTGTTCCGTAACTTATATTTACATTAGAGTGTAAAGTGTACCCTTGCCCACCGTCTACTAACTTGAAAGTAATAATACCTCTAGATTTTGTTGCATCTTGTAATCCGGAAACTACAAATTTTAATCCTTCACCTATATTTTGATTTGTATTGGAAGGAATAAAAATATCCCCAATTTTATTACCTTCCGTAGAACCTAACACATCAGTAGTAGCCACAGACCCTAAAAGTTTAGGAGCATCATTTATATTTAAACCATCATAAGTTATATACTCTCCTGGCACAAATAATGAACCAGTAGGTCCTTCTTTTACATTAGTAATATAGAAGAGGTGATTAATTTTATCTGCTTGACTTATTTTAACCGCATCAGAAACATGTGCCGTTGCACCAGAAGTAGTACCTTTAATTGTTTGTTTATTAAAGGTATAGTTATATTTTTTTTCTTCTACTTCTAAGTATATTTTAACTATCCATTTGCCATCTGATATTTTTAATATATCATTTTGGGGAAGATAAACATTTGCATCTAAATTATAAAGTAATCTAAAAAGTAATTTAATACCTTCAACACTTCCTTTAGAACTATAAAGATCTAAAATATGTTTTTCTAATAATGCTTTATTAGCTAAAATATTAGCTGGAATACCGTGTAGGTATTTGTCAATAAAATATTGAATAAAATCATTAGATGTAGTATCAATATCAGTAAATTTGTCTAATCTTCTTGCTTTATAGATTGGACCTTGTTGATCTAACCATTCATAATAAGCTTTAACAAATTGAATAAAATTTGCCCCATCTTCATTATAGAAGGCAGGAAACTGCTTTTGAATTAATGGGGCAATATTTTGTATTTTATTAATCATTAGTAAACGTAAGGAAGAACATTAATTTGAAGTTTAGTAAAATCTATTTCGAGATATTTGTTTGATTTAACAATAATATCAGCATTTAAAAATTTAGCAAAAATGTCAATATTACCTGGATAATCATAAGCAGTAAGATTAAATTTTAATTCACCTGTATCATAATTAACTGTGCCTGCTGCGCTATCAAGAATCACTTTAGTACCATCACTTAGTGTATAGTAAGTAATAAGTGTGCCATTACCATCATCTGCAAGCTGCGCATTTGTAACCAGAACACCGTTATTATCGTAATAAAAAGTTGAGCTTACAATAACTGGTGTTTCTTTTTTATTATAGGCATATTGGATTGGTCTGTTTAAAGCATTTTCAAAAGAAAAATCATAAATTTCTTGTACTGTTCTTCTTGGTTTAATTTTATAGATAGCTCTTAAATTAAGATCATCACTTACAATAGATGCGTCAGCAGAATCAATGTATGATGAAAGTTTAGATTTTCTAACATCTGCACCAAAGTCGGCAAGATAATCTACTTGATATTGATTAATCTGTTTTTGAACATCAGTTTTTAATTGTTGAACTGATTTAGTAGTGAGTGAAGGATTATAATATACATTAACTACAATTTCAGCATAAATGAATACTGGATCAACAATTACTGGTAGTGTAGTAAAAGATTTAGTTTGTAAGTACGAAACTATGTCTGCTTTTAAATCATCAGGCACAATAGGGTTGCTTCCTCCAACTACCATACTAATAATAGCTTTACCATAAACTGGTGGTATTGTTTCTTCACCACCATAAACATTAATGGCTATAATTTGAGGATATTTTTCTCTTATTAAATTTATGTAATCATCTTTTGTCACTGCTCTATTTTGAGTTGTGTAGTGACGAGGAGCATAAAATTTAATAGAGTCGGCGCTTTCTCTTTCAGTTCCAGACGCAGCAGGCACATTTGTAGAAACAGACACGCTATAGTTATCAATTTTATTAGGTGAGCTAAAAGCGTATACTTTATTGCCTAATTCACCATTAGTAGATCTATAAGTAACTTTTATAATATTGCCTGGAGATAAAGCTTTACCAAATACACCATCACCAAATACTATTTCATACTGATCATTATTATAACCTTGTAAAAAATATACTGTTGATGTACTGTTTAACCCAATTATTGATTCTGTATATGTAAAGTTAGTATTAGAATAATCAGTTAAAGAATTAGTAACATTAACTAAAATACTTGATGTATCTATATTAGATGATTGCAATATAAATTTAGTATCATATGGATATCTAAAAAATTCATCTACTATCTTACCTTCATAAACAGGCACAGGATTACTAGTATATAAACCATCTGCTCCACGATAAATTGTTACTGATGCATCAGTAGAAAAATCCATAGAAGTATTATTAACTGATGCTTTAACAGTAAAAAATTTAGGCAAAATTACTACCGGAGGATTATCAGCTCCTGTGTTAATAGTAAACGATACAATTGCTTTAGAAGAAGATCTAGATCTAGGAATATAATTTAATTCTTTAGCATGAGATACTATTGAACTTTTAATTTGAGCAGAATCTAAAAATGACTCGCTTCCTACCATATTCAAATAATATGCATTCATATATGTATTATATGACATAATATCTAAAAGAGCACTTAAATTAGAACCTTCAAAATCATAATCTAAAAATTCCGGTCTTGATTGTAAGAATAGTTTTAAATTATTTTTAATACCATCAAAACTTAATTCTGATACATTTAAAAATCCAGGATTGCTCATTAACGTACTCTTCTTAATACAACAGAAAGTGTAATTGGTTGTGTTGAATTAGTAATAAAAAATACAATAGTAACATTATATGTGTTGCTATCTGGAAGAGCTTTTACGTTTACACTGTAAAGATTAGCTCTTTTTTCATAGTTTTTTATTACTTCTGTAATTTTCTCTCTTAAAAAATATTCTGAATCTTTATTTAAGTTTTCAAATAAAGAAGCTCTGATTCCAGACCCTAAATTAGGCGTAAAAAATCTCTCATACGGATTAGTAAGTAATAAATTAATAATTGATCTTTTTACCGCTTGCTCATTAGTAATCATTATCATGTCACCCTTTATAGGGTGGACATCAAAATTAATAGGTAAATCTCTAAAAATAACATCTGTAGCCATATTTTTATTTATAGAGATGTTTTACATGTTTCTAAGAATTGCGGTTGATATTTTTGAATATCATTTGCTGCAGAAGCAGCTAAAGCCCAGCCTCCAGTGATAGGTTTAGAACCAAAAGGAGAGAACTTCTCACCCACAATAGCAGCACTCATGCTTAATAAAAACGGAATAGCGTTATCTGATCTTCTAGGCTCTATTTTAGAGAAAGGACTTACATTTAATATACTAGCAATATTTTCTGTAGTATTACTAATATGATTACCCATGAATGTACCCATTGGAGGTGGTTCAGAACTTCCTAAAACTAGTGAGGATACTAATGAAGATAAATTCATGCTTCCTCCCATAGAAGCAAAATTTTGCATACTAAATGATACTACACCGGATCCTCCGTTAGTGCTACCAAAAGATCCTACTCGTCTACAAAATACCTGATCAGTTGCAGGAAGAGATACAGGTGCTTCTCCAAAGAAACTTCTTCCGGCGTAAGATGGAGGAGTAAGCATTGGGTTGTTAGCAATTTGTGATGTTTTTAGTCTTTGACCCATAACTACACCCGACATAAACCCACCTAATGCACCCCCACCAGTTCCTCCTAATAGAGAAGCAGCAACTACACCACCTAGTGCTCCAAAAGAAGAAAGAGCACCACCAAGAGGTGACATATTTAACAAACTGTTTATTGCATTTGGTCCGGCTTGTAAAGCGGTAGATTGTGCAGTTGCAGTAGGATTTAATACTGCACTTATTGTTGTAGGTGATAATGTTTCACCGCTTGCATAATTAGAGAGTGCACCTACTGATTGATAAATTGATGATGATGTTAAAGAAGGGGCATTAGCTAAAATACCAGTCTGATTACCAATTAAATTGGATGCAATACCTAAAGCTACTTGCCCAATAACACCAAGATTGCCTGCATAATTTGCTGTATATGAAGTAAGACCGCCGCTTGATTGTCTGTAATCATCATACTGACTAGAGCTTAAGTATTGTGCAGAGTATCTTTGATTTACAGATGCAACACCATGTGAAAGATAACCTACTTTATAGATTGTAGGGATAGAACAAATACCCGTAATATTTCTTATGTATTGTTGGTCACTTATTTCATCTATACCAGTAACAGCTCCAATATATTCTAAGTCTGATAGAGAATCAGTTCCCGCTAATATATAAAAGAAATTTTGAAGCGTGTCGAATGGAACTACACCTTCTTGTGAAAGTCTATCACATGTACTATTGATTGCATAATGTTCTTTTTCAGTTAAAATATAATTATCATGAGTTCTAACATAATTTTGAGGAGCAGTTTTATTTTTTAATACATTTGCAATACCAGATTTTTGCACAGAAGATTGAATTGCATTATTAAAGGCAACATTAGAGTTTTGATGTTCCTGGTTACCATAAACACCAGGTTGATGAATTAGACTTTTCTGAATAAAAGCCATCACATCTTTGTTTATTGCAGGAGATGAGCTTGCTGAAGTAGGATTACCTTGTGAATCAAATTGTACGTTACCCAACGTTACTTCTCCCTTCTAGAGCCGCCACTGCATATGATAATTGTAGACCAGATATTTTCTGATGACATTTAGAATCAGCACAAGTAAATACCATACCTCCTCCAGGCTGCCCTGGTTGAGCAGATTGAATATGACAGTGAATGCCTGGTGATTCATTTTTTTCTAAAAATACTTGATTATATGGTAAGTTGTCTCTCACATATGCTGCAATTTCTGCAGTTAAATTAACATCATTTTTATTAGTAGCTCTGATATCTACTGCGCCACCTTTTATATGGTTACTAGAGTTATTTCTATACCATGATGTAATCTGCATTCTACTTCCAAAATGTTCTATAAGAGGATCTAAAAGATTCCATGCAGTATTTCTAGCTTCATCAATTACCGCTTTTTGTTGATCGTGAGGTACTTCTCTTAGACCTAATACCTGACCAATAGTAATATGTCTTGATATCTTTTCATTAGAATTATAAATTGAATAAGATACTTGCATTGGATTTTGTTCTGCTTTACCATTATTAGTAACATTACCTGCAGGCTTATCGTAAGATCCTTGTGTAACCGGTTCTGCAGTAATACCTGTATCTTTAATTTCTGGTTTTACACCTGATCCAGAATTAGGAGTAGCAGCCGCCTCTGCTTTAGGGTTAGGAGTTGCACCTTCGTTTTTATATAATGAAAACTCTTCTTTAGACATATGTTTTGCATTATGAGGAAAATCTGGTGCAACACGTGTAGTAGTAACATTATCAATAATTGTATTAGCTGGAACAAATTGTGCTAATGGTGCATCTGCAGCATCTGCAGCATCTGATACAGTATCAACACTAGGTGATCCGCTTGTTTGAATAGTAGTATCTGAGCCTTTAATTGCAATTTCACCAGATGCATATACACCCATACCGCCTGAAGTATTAAATGACAAGTCGCCTGTTGAAGATACTTTAGATGTGCCAGTTGATTTAGTTGCAAAATTACCTTTTGTCTCAAGGTTAAGATTGCCTTTTGCAATCATACTAATAATACCTTGAGACTGTTGTTTCATATCACTAGCAGCTGTTACAGTATAAGTATCTTTTGTATCGATAGAAATTAATGCTTTAGCAATTGCTTTTAAAGTTTGTTGTGTGTTAATAGAAATTGCACCATCTGCTCTTATTGTTATATCTTTACCAACATCTGTTATTTTTGTACCGGCAACTTGTGTTTGCATATTACCTGCAACTGTAATTCTATTATCACCAGCAATCATAGTAGACATTTCTTTTTCAATATCAGTAACTTTACTACCGGCAATTTCTTGAATGGTACCTTTAACATGATAAGACATATCGTGTCCTACATGAAAGTTTACTGAGCCTCCAACATTAAAATCTAAGTCCCCATTAGTTTCAACTGTAATTCTACCATCACCTTTTAGTATCATATGTCCACGAGCATAGTTAGTAGAATCACCAGCGGGTGCAATTACACCAACACCTTTTTTGCCCGATGATACCATATGAATAGAACCATCAGCATCTATTGCAATGGTAGCACCTGAATGGTGTTGAATAGTAATAACATCAGAACCAAAAGTATTATCAATTAATATCTTATTACCGGTTGCAGAAACAAATCCTTGAAGATCTGTAGGGTGCCCGATACCTCCCATAACACCTGCACCAGGCCCTGTATGAACTATAGTTTGATCACTCCCAATACCTGGTTTATCTTTTACTGACACTTCATAATAAGGGGCATGATTACCACCTGCACCTATCATTTGTGGTGCAAAAGATCTTGATTGACCATCTTTTGTAGAATCTAAAAATTTTTTTATTCTTTGCGGATCAGTAGTAAATTTATCAATAGACATATTTTATCCACAATAATTAGAGTAAAGGGCGTTTAATGATATTTCTAATTTATCATTACTGCTTGTTATTTGAGCAGAATCATAAAATTTTGATAATTCTTTTAATGCTTTATATAGTGTAACTTTTTGAGGCTCAGTAACAAAGAAACTTGAACCAAGTCTTTCCATTTTTTCGTTTATAAACAGATCTGTGCCGCCTACTAATAATACGGTTGCACTATTTTCATCTGCTTGTGCAGATTGATAAACTTCTCCGTCTACATCTATAATATAGGTATATTGACTATAGTCGTCTAAGTTTACTTCAAAGTCTCTAAGAGTATTTGAAAAATCAAAAGATAAATTTTTACTATATGCTAAAGCTGTTGGTGATACTTTATTCATGATACTCCTCCACTATAAGAAAATGATGATAAAACTTGTCTCGCTTTTGTAAGTTTTCTTATGTATGTTCTATTAGATGTATCTACGCCATTTTTACCCTTGTATGATTCATCTCTTTCGTATGTTATAATACCTACTACCGCATCTTGAATATTAGTGGCAGTTAATATTTTACCATATGCAGCTTTTTCTGTAGTATGAAATTCATGCCAAATAAAATCCAATTGTTTTTCAAGAGGAGGGAGGTTAGGTGGTACTACGTTAGAAGATAATCCACAAAATCTAAACATCGGTGTAGCTCTATCATACTTACCTGCTCTCCATTGAGCAATTCCGTAAGAAGATTGTCCAAGATCATTTGGATTATACGCTTGTGGATTTAACCCATCACCTGACTCTACTAGCAAATTACCAACAATAGCTGCAACTATGCATTTTTTATCGCCAGTAAATGAATTTTCTGTAGTAAGTTTTTCCCAGAAAAAATTATAAGCTTTGTTAGCATTATCACTACCTGATAGTTGAGTAGTAGAGGCAGCTCCTGTATCAGTAGCAGGCTGTGACTCAGAAGAATTTACTGAGCCATTAGTATAAGGTGAATTTTGAATAGCATCTTGAGGAGAATTATTTACTGACCCATTACCTCCGTTAATTACCCCAATAACTATAGGTTGTTGAGAATCTTCTCCATCAGCAAAAAAACCTACTACCCAAGTACCCACTTTTAAATTATGACTTGCAGTACCACCAGAAGTTTGGCCGCCTGTAGTAGGGTACATCACGAGCGCCCAAGGTAAGTCGCCATTAGAGACTCTAGTAAGATCTTCTGTATGATGAATACCAAATATTCTTACTCTGACGCGCGCTCTATCGTCAGCAATATCCTTTACAACTCCAGTAAACCATCTATATCTGTCACCATAAAAATCGTCGGAAATCATTATACTGTACCTACGAGTTTACCGCTTGTTGATATTCTTGGTGTAAATGTTGAAGTATTATACTCAGAAGTTTCTAAAATTGCGGATGAATATCCGTCTTTATAAATTCTCATTGTTGTTGCAGCCCTATTACCTGCTCCAAGAACATGTTTAATTTCTGATATAATAAAAAAACCACTAATGTATATATCACGTAAAACTGTATTAAACCCATGCATTTCTGGTATGATACAATATATAACATCCCCTACATTTAAATCCATATTTGCAGGGACAGTAATACTAAGATCTATTTGATTTAACGCATATAGGTATCTTGTTGCAGGACCAAATTTAAGTCTATAATCAGGCTGCCCTCTATTTTCAGTATCAGTATCTTCATAGTTGTTAATAATATATCTTATTCTATTAGAATATTCAACCCCATCTATTTGATTTTTAACATAGTTAATATAATCTGTAGTATTAAGAGGGTTCTTACCTAACATATACTGCCCAGTATTAGTTGGATCTAATTCTGTATTGGCGCTATTATAAGATTTTTGTAGCATATTAATTTCAAATAATTCACTTTGATAATACCCGCCTGCTATCTTTTCTATAGAAGAGAATCTTTTGTTTGTAACTACGTTAGTGATTAATCTCAAATCAGAATTTGGATCTGAAGTATCAGCAGGATCATTTTGTACTATTTCTTTATCTGAAACATATTGATATTTGTTTTGAATAAGAAGATCTTTATTATCTAATGCATCTTTTATTAATTGCTGAATAGTCGTAAAATTAAACCCGTCAAAATTTTCATAGAACAAATATAAAAATTTATTATCATAGTCAGCGGAAACTGCGTGTTTTGCTAACCATTGAATAGCCTGTAGAGGTCTTAAATTAGGAACTATTATGCGTCTTACTTTAACAGATTTTTCTTTGTTAAAATTTTTAGATTGTTTAAATTTAATTTGAGTATCGTTTGCAATATATTCTTCATATACTTTTTCAGCTGCATCTTCTAGACGATCATTAAAAGCATGTGAAACATATTTTTTAACATTTTGTAAAAATTCAACACTCACTAAATCAACAATATACATCAAAGATCTAGCTTTATCACTCATTACTATATTTCTTACACCTTTAATAATAAACTGTAATTGTTTAGGTGTAATTCTATCTACAGAATAATCGCTTCCTTGATTTGAAATATGTTGGTAATTAATAGTAATTAGCTCTTCTCCAGTAAAAGGGTAATTAACAAATAAACCAAT